TACCTGTAATTGTACCTGCTGTAGCATTTGAGCCTGTTGTAATATTTGTAGTGGTTAAACCAAATTGGAAATTAGCAGCATTGGCAGCACTTGTATTACTGAATATAGCAGGTACTGTATTGCCTACTACAATGTTAGCTACTGCGCTTGCACCTGAACCTGTGCGTGTAAGGCGTGTTTCACCTGTTGTATCCAACCATACTGCACCATTACGTATCACTGCAATGTTACCTGACAAATTAGCGTAAGCATACACATTACCTGCTGCGCCAATACCACCTTGTACTTGTAATGCTCCATTACCCGCTAATCCCGTAGCAAATGATGTAGCCTGTGCATTAACATTATCTGTACCATAAACAATGGTATAATCAGTAGAATTAGAATTACCAACAATTAAATTACCAACAATTCGTGCTCCACCTTGTACATTTAATGCACCACTAGATGTAGTTGATGTTGATGTATTTGTGCCATAAACGGTTAAAATAGATGATGCATTTGTTGACCCTGTGCCATTATTTGATGTAACATCAGCTCCAACAACTAGACTGCCTTTTGCGTACATACTACCATTACTGTAAATGTTTGGTCCTAGCGACAATGCAGGGTTACCACCAACTGAAATCAATACTGAACCATTTGCTACACTATTTGCAGCAATTTGTCCTTGCATATTGACGTTACTTGATGTTGTAGTTAATGTAATTGGGCTATTGCCTGTACTCACACTAAACGAGCCAGGTCCACTAAACGACATTGTATTAGCTTGTACTGAAAATGTTGAACCATTAGCAATTGCAACATTCATTTGTGAAGATGTTACGTTAGCGTTTGAACCTACGCTGAAGATCGGTCCTGACAACGATGGGGGTACTACACGTAAATTACCTTCAACTTGAAGATTAGCTTCAGTTGATTCTGCATAAGAAAGATATGATGCACCAACTGCTACAGAATTAGCATCAGTATAAACAATAGCATTATTGCTACCACCTGTAATTAAGTTACCTGTAACGTTACCTGCCAATGTACCATAGATAGTTCCACCAACATATAAATTACCACCTATACCTGCGCCACCTACTGTTGTAAAACTTCCTGTTACAGTAGATGTACTATTGGAATTATTTGTAATAGCGACAGGACCATCAAAACGTGCATTACCTGTTGAATAAAACCAGCCATTTGCGGTAAGATTACCATTAAAAATGGGATTGTTAACATCACCTGATGTTGTAACAACACTTGTCCACGTGCTAGTGAAGCCAGGACCACCATCATTCACCGCCACACTTAACGTGTTTGACGTTGGGTTAAACCACAATTGACCTGTAAGGGTATTAAGTGGTGCGTTTGCACTACAGAAGTTTTCTAACAAATGTACAAAATTTGTATCCAAAAATTGTCCATACCCATTATAATTTCTCCCAGGCAACTGTAACGTCGAATATGCCTGTGAAATCGTACCATCGGGTATGGTAGTTAATAAATTTCCATTAGTTTTAAGAATTTGATATGCCATTTTCTATTCCATCAATTTATATTTATCATATGGTCACCAAGTTGGTAAGCGTTTGTATACGTACTGTATAATCAATTTGTATTTGACGATTTAACGCTTTTTGAACAGGGTGAAAAATTGCGTGGCTCAATAATTTTGTTTGAACCGCACCTGTGCTATCTGTACCATAATTTGCTAGTAATCCTAACTCATCAAATACATATAATCCCTCATTGTTTGTTGCATTATCAAATGCTTGTTGCCCTGCAGGTTCACCATAATCTAACAAACATTGTACTAAAATATCAGAATACAACCGACCATTAATATGACTTACAATCATACGATTTCTTGCTGCATTTGTATTGGTTGCAATCGTATCATCAACAATCTTTTGATAAGTTTGGTTGTATAATGCAGCATTTTGTCCTGTAGTATTAGGTGGCAAATAAGTAATTAAACCTGTTTCGTCTACACTAGCACCACCATTACCAAATGCCATTTGATATATGCTGCCATATCCACGATTACTTAAGGTCAATGCAATTGCTTCACTCATGTTTTCATAATGAATAGCATTCTTTTTGTCTAAAAGAATCTCTCCACTTTTTGGGTCAGTTATTTTAATAAAACCTTCTATTGCTATGGTGTATTGATCGCTCATTTATTTTTCCATCAATCGCATCGTTTTTGTACAAAAACCTTGTTACTCTGTGGATCAAAAATTTTTATACCTGTGCTAAAATAAAAACTACCTTGCTCATTCGGTTTTTTAGAATGTTCAGTAGCTTCTACCTTTTTTTCTTCCACAATTTGCTTTTTATCTATCATTTTTATATTTATCTTTTAGTTACCTGCACTTCTTAGGAATTCCGCAGCAGGTGTTTCACTAATTTGTAATGGATTATTTCTACTGTCATTCCAAGAATATCCATAATATCCCGCAGGTAATATATTCTTAGGTAATATTGGACGCACTAAACTACCAACAGGTATAGATGGGTTTACAATAGAACCGTTTACACCACGTGTTAATCCACTAATGCTGTTATTGTCATGCTCTAAACTGAATTCAGTGAATCTAATATACTCACCATTAATAACCACTGTATTTCCAACCCATACAGTAATTTCTACACTTGTACCTACACTATAATAAGATTCAATAATGATTTGATTGTATCCATCAGGTGAGTAAGTCGCTATTTTTTCTAAATCATATGTACCACCACTTGTATAAGCAGTATATGACGTTGTGTTTAATGGTGTGGTTAAGTCACTATCAACATACAAACCAAAAGTAGTAGCACTATAACCTGTTACCTTAGCATAATAAGTTAATCCATTTATTTGTACCATGCCAACCACGTTATTAATCGTAACCGCATCACCATCCACTAAATCATGGTTTGTTGTTGTGGTTACTACACCTGTACTAGCCTGTGTAATACCACTTACTACTTTTGTAGCAACCATGTTTACACGACTAATTAAGTTAGAAACAAGATAAGGATCAGTTACAGTCAATGTGCTACCTGTGACTGTCTGCATTTGAATAATTGTGTCAAACAAACGATCTGCATCTTTTACATATAGGAATCCATCAGGTGGATCACTTGGGAATAGTTCGGTAGTGAAAGTAGTATGCTCAGGTGGCATTCTCATCACTGTTGGATCACCTGTCTTACTCAAATGTATAGTAAAATATTCTGCATTGGGCGTTGCCCCAAGCGTCATACTCAATATACCAACCTCATCAGTTGGGTAAATTTCACGGAAAATTTGTACTTGGTTATTGGTTAATGCATAATTTTCTTCAGCAACATGATATCCATTAACTGTAACCCACAAACGACTCTTGTCTAATATAACAAAGTCAGGTTGGTTTAGGAAATATTGATTTTCAGCAAACACATAACCTGCTCCTAAAATATCAGGTGAACCACCCGTTACATTAATCGTAAACGTTGTCGTAGTTGGTGCACTGATAATTTCAAAAGCAGTACCAAAATCATTTGCACCATCATAAGTTGCATCATTAGTTTTGTTTATTCTAACAATTTCACCTGCTCCATATGGATGAACATTGACCGTTGTTACTGTAGCCACTGTGCCTGATACAATGATAGAATCAATAGCGTTAACTGTAGTACCAATCAATGCTAATGTATTCAAACTTTGTTGTGCAGTACGGTTAAATGTTGTAACAGTCAACAAATCACCTGAAGCTTGTACAGGAATATTCAATGTTAACACAGCAGAATTAAGTGCGGGATTGAATGTTATATCATATGGATCACTAATATTAGTATTATCCTCATAAGATATTTCAATAATATCTCCTACAGCAGGTGCTACAACAAATTCAACGTATGGTGTATTATTACTATCATAGATAATATCATAATCTAATGGATATGTTTGTAAAATACCATTGATAGTTACAACAAGTGTTCCCAATGTAGTAAATGTTGGACTAAATCCATATACCTGCGAGGCTACTGTAGGAATACTAAACGTATCAGTATTGACATAGTATACATCACCGTGTTGTCCTACGGTAATTGTGTCATTATTAGATTCGACGATTAACGCATAAACATCACCATCTACTTGACTATCAACACGTGAGCCTGTCCATGTAATTCCTGAACCTGATAATGAATAAATTAAGCTTGTAAATGGTGCTATAGCATCAAACTCACCAACAATATAAAATACAGGTGACCCTAATGTTTGATAATTTGGTATGTACGCAATATCTGTAAATGGAGTTGTTGATGTTAGTGACAAGTTAATGTTGGTAATAGCCCATGTAGCACTAATTGCCAATCCTGCATAGTTTATGGTGTAACCATTTGCCCATGGTTGACCAATATTTGTTGATGCGTTGTTTTGACCTACGATAATTGCATTACCTGTTAATGGGTCATATGCCACTGAACGTAATGAACCAATATCATCACGCTCTGCTGATGGTGGTAATACAGTCCATACAGTACCTGCTGAATTACCTAATAATATAACACCCTGTACATAATTTGTGGCACCAATATAGGCAGTATCCGTTGATAATGGCGCACGTACATTAGGTAAATTATTGCAATCACCTACTACAATAAACCTTTGTCCACTTACATAATTGTTCCAAATTACTTTACGGAAGTTATACTTATGTGTGCTTGGTAAGGTTGTATAACCTGCTGTGGAAATAGTAACATCTGCCACGGTATAATCTGTCCATGTCACACCATCATTTGCACTAGTACGAATAGTTTGTGAATCACCTACTACAACAAACGTACTTGACACACTATTATATGCAATAGAATTTAAACTATATGCAGTAAATGCTGATTGTATTGCCCATCCACTGCGTGTAGAAGCAGCATTAACAATACCACTTGATGGTAGCGTAATCCAGGTTCCCAAATCACCAACAATAATAATCTTTGTACCACTTACTGCTACACTTTGTAAATTATTTCCTGTTACATTAATTTGTGGAACCCAATCTAATGGGTCAGTTGGGTCATCAATATTAACTAAAATAATACCATTATTACCTACAGCAACATAATATGTGTATGCTGTTGAACCAATGGTTACCGTTCCTCTTGTAATTGCGTTAATATCACTTGTTAATTGTATAGGAACAGGTGCTGCATATGGTAAACTACCATCACTTACATATACTTGACGTAATTGATCTAATAACCTTACACCGTTAATTTCAACAATTGCATTTTCAATATTTGTATCACCTGTTGTCGTTGGGCTACCTACAAAATTAACTAATGGTATAACTTGACTAAATGCTTGTGGATAACTAAATGTTAATGTATTGGTTACACTAATACCTGTTACGCTAGCTACTTGAACATCGGTACTATTCAAAACACTTACTACGATTGTTCCACCTGATGGTATTGCACCACCTGTAACAATCATGCCTGAAAATACGTTTGATGTGGAATTAAGTGAAATTACTACATTAGGTGCATCAATTGCTGTAACTGTTGCGGTTGTTGTGCCTGCTGTTGATAATACATTAGTTTGTGTTTCAGGAATACTATATCCATAATTAGTTTTACCCGTTGATGGATCAAAATCACCACTATTGCCTAATACGACATAACTTAAGTAATCATGTTCATCAACTGCTTCACGTAACACAATTTTTACTTTACCTAATGGGTCAGTGGATGGATTTTGTGCTACAATATAATAATCTGTATTTGCCGCAGCAGTATAGTCAACAAATGATACAAATGAACCATATGGTATTGTTACATTACTATCTAATGTTACTGTTCCTGTATAATTTAATGCAATATTAGCAAAACTTACTGATGTAACACTAGGTGTAGTATTTACAGTGGCACTTAATAATGTTGTACTTGTTAATATACCACGTGCGTCAAGAACTTGTATAGTATTGCCATTAGTGGTTGTTGCAATCGTTGTTGTTGTATATGCTGTTGGTTGTTCAGGATAATAGTTTAACTGACGGTATTCACCATTTGCTGCTGTATATCTATAAACTAATGGTGTAGCATATACTTGATAAACAAAATTAAATGCGTTTGCTGATGATGGGCTTAAAATCGGATCACGTACAACAGAAAATACTTCACGGAATGATGCATCAATATTAATATCAGTCAATGCACCTGTGCTATTTGCTCTAACTGCATTAAATTCTGTGTTAGTTCTTTCTAGTTCATTACCACCACCCACTTCATATACATAAGCATCAATCGCTACATTAGAAATATTTGATACCCATTGTTGATTTAAGGTAACAACTTTATCGTACCAATCAACATAATATATATTTGAATTAAGGGCATTAGTTGGCGTGTTAACTATTCTTGTTTCATCATAAGTTTCTAATACCCATGTTGACAAGTTCGCTGCGCCTGACAAACTAGCAATATTTGGGCTAACATTAAATGTTGTAACATTGCTTATATTGTTATAACTAATATTGCTTACTGTATGTTGTGGGTAAGTTGTGGTATTACCTGTTGGCGTATTTGCATTAGATGAGAATACAATAATATTATTTGATAAAAATGCTTGTGTTAAATTACCATTAAAACTAATTACGTTTGAGTTAGAATTAGCATAAACTAGTGACTTACCTGTATTACGGAAAACAGGATTATCATGGTCAATATTGAACAATATTAAATCCATAGGTGTTTGTACAATATTGTCAAAACTAAACTCTTTTGCGTTAAAAGTGAATACTGTATTTGCAACTACCGCATTTAATGTATTAGCACTAATACCAATAGCATTGTTATTTTTGTATACATTGGTAACATATGTATTTGCTGCTAACATATTAGCAGTAGTGGTGCTAATACGTTGCCCAATATGCACTGAATCTATCGAATTTATTACCAATGTAGCAACGTTTGCATTAGCATTGCTTGCTAAAACTTTAGTAAATTGTACATCATCAATAACAGCTTGGAAATTAATAGCATTAAAACCCGTGTGATCGACTAAAACAGGACCTAACGCAACGTTACAATAAGCTTGAGCACCTGAGAAGGTAATGTTTGTACCATTAACCCAATTACCACGAATGTTTACATTAACCGCAAGATTAGCTGTGTCTACGTCAGTAACTAAAGTTGCAGCAGCAGGTGAAATAATAATATTTGCAGTGGTATTTGCATTACTTAACACAGGTGAACTTAATTCAATAACATTACCTGCATGCATATTAGCAACATAACTATTTGAAGTAATAAAGTTTGCAACATTAGAACTTACAGTGGAGCCAATCGTAATACCTGTTATACTAGCCAATGAAAGATTAGAATCACCTACCGTTGCATTGCTAGCTAAGTTAGTTGTATAATTTAAACCAACAATCATACCTGCAGTAATATTAGCAACATTTGCTACAGTAATAGTATAACTATTGCTTGCATTTAAACCTATTGTAGTGTTTAATATATCAGGCGCAGTAATATTAGCGGTTGGGTATACACTTAATACATTGCTATATCCCTCACCACCATTAGTCACTGTTATACCAACTATTTCATCATCAACTAATGTTACTTTAGGTGGTACAGTGGGGTCGTAGCCTGAGCCTGGCTGCGTGATGATTACACCTGTCAATTCACCATTGCGTATCGTTACTCTAGCAGTTGCTTGTACACCACTTGTATTAACCATATTATTTGCATAACGTGGCATATCAATAATTACTGTGGGTGGCACTTTATAACCTACACCAATACTAGTCACAGGTATACTTAACACTCTGCCTTCATTTATAGCACCAATCGGACCAACCGTTGGTGTGCCTAAACGTCCACCATAACCATTAACAACAGGTTGTCCTGTGGCTGTTACCTCTACACCACCAAAAATAAGTGGCAATGTTGGTGGAGCATCTACCGTTACATCAGGTGGTAAACGATACCCACTACCATTTGGTGGGTAAATTACATTGTTTCCATTGTATTCATCAATTAAGTTTAATGCATTAACACGGAATACACGTGTGGCTACAGTAGAATCATAATCCCACGTCGAACCAGGTCTCGTATTCACATTAATATCAATTGTGTCAGTTACCACACCTGCTACTAATTCAGGTGGTGCATAACCATCTGAGAATGAACCACCACTAACATCATAAATGGTAGGATCAACTGCCGTAAAACTTGGGCTTAATACATAAGCATCATAGTATGTGGTTGGGTCAAGAACCTCATCCATCATACCACCAAAAATTGTACTATTAGGATATTGTACACCTTCAACAAGTTGTGCTACATCTACACCAACCATGTTTGCTGTAGGCTCATAGGCAACAGTAATACGGTCAATTGCATTAAGCTCAACATTTGATGTACTAATTAATTGCCAATTTGCTGTGTCAAGTGGTGGGATAGTTGTTACACCTGAAGGACTACCAATTGCGCTATATACATTACCACCATAACTTATTACACTAGGCGTAACATTGAATGGTTCATTAATAAACGCAATCATCTTAGAAATATTAGAACCATAGGTAGTAATAAAATTAGCATAAGGTACAGGATCATTAAACATTTGATCATAATACAAGTCTACATTACTAAAATTACCACTAACTTTTACAACATTACCATAATATGAGTTTTCATTGAACCAACCTTTAGCAAACAATATTTGATTATTTGCACCAAGTGTTAAGTTTTGGAAGTTGTTAAATTGTACTGAACCTGCAGGTGCATTTGCAATGTTTGAGTCAGGATATATAGCAACTACATAACTGTTTGATGCCATATTGCCACCATAAGCACGTTGCCCAAGGTAAATGTTTGCAACATCATCAAGTGGTACGTTTGCACTTAAAAATGTATTGGCTGTAAAGTTAGCTGAAACTACTGTTTCTGCTACATTAAATATTTCAATGGATTGTCCCTGAGCTTGCCCAGGACTTACAAAACTATTAGCAAAATCAAGCTGTATGCGCACACCATTCGTGGTAGTATTATTACCAATTGCAGCATTAGCAAAGTCTATTTTTGCTCCTTCACTAGCTGCTGTAATATAATAGTTTATGTTCCAATTAGCATATGTGCCATTGTTAGCACTGAAACTACTAACTTCTAAATCAAATGTATTAGCATTAGCACCAACAATGTTACTAATCGTACCTATAATATATTTTGGATTGCTAACTGCTGCACTAACGTATACCGTAGAATTAGTTGAAATAGCATTAGTAATTGTATAACTATTCGTTAACGTCACTGTAGAAATATATGGTATAATATTTCCTGCTGTAATTGCATTGCCACCACTATAGCCTACTGTGCTCTCAGGCTTGGTTAACCATATTAGTGAACCAATATTAACATTACCTGTTGCACCACTGACTGATGGAGTAACTTGAATATTATTATTTGCTGCCCAACGATTAGTAATAATAAACGATGTTGCGTTAGCATCACTACTAAATTGAATACGATCATCAATAGCAAACGTATTAGCAACATTACCACCTGCTACGTTAATAATTGCACCACTTGTTACATTAGCTGCTGCTGTCAATCCTGTTAATGATGTATTAACTGAATATAAGTAAAAAGCAGTATTTGATAAACGATTTGCATAGAATGATGCATTATTAATAACGTTGCCTGATGATGGTGTTACTGTTAAATTAGCAATATAAACTTTCTGCCAATTTACTAAATTGTGGTCAACAGTTGTTGTAACAGTTGGTCTTGATGCACTTGTAATAGTTGATATTGGTTTCCAATAAACATTACTTGTATTTGCATTGTTATTACCATACCATGTTGGTGTACCTAACAAATTAAAATCAGGATTGCCATTACTGTCAAAACTTATCGCTGCGCCACGTAATGCCTCTGCACCACCACCTGCATTTAACCCTTCATTGTCTACAATGGCAAAGGTTGTAAATGGTGAATTAGCAGTATTGTATGTTACAATAGGTTGTCCATTACCATATGTTGCAGCTTCCCACACACTAGTTGCTGTCATAGCAATAACTTGGTTAGACTTGAATACCGTTGGTGAGGTAGTTGTTGTTACACTGATGGTTGATGGCAATGATGTGGGTATGGTAATATTACTATTACTAAACAATCCATAATTTTCCCCACTAGCTAAAAATAAAGATGAACTGATATTAACAGGATCGGTGTACGGTCCTGCATACGCTGTGTTAGCACCATCCCATGAAGTAATTGTACTGCGATAACTTGTTCTATCTAAACGAATGGTTGTTCTTAATTCACGTGTTGGGCGACTTGTTGTAAATGCAACAGCACGTGCAGTTTCACCAAATACGTGACCATTACCCACCGCATTGCCATAAATCATCACAGGATCATCGTTATAATTAACATCACCTTGTCTTGCCAATGCTGCTGCCTTATTGTTAAACAAAAATAAACTATTTGATGCTATATTAACACGAACATAATAGTAAGCACCATCTGTCAATCCTAATGGTGGTGTGCTACCTTCTTCAACACGATAACGTACACAATCACCACTTATGAAATTAGTTGCTGCTGTTAAGTTAATACGATTAGTTCCCACACCAAAAGCATTAGCATTGAAAGTTTCTTCAAAAGCAGGTTGTATAAGGATTTCAGGTTGTTGTGCATAACCTGAACCACTATCATCTACTTGTATACCAATAACACGATCATTTGCCATAATAGGCGTAAGTTGCGCCTCTGTTCTTGGCTCAGGGAATTGTGCTAAATCAATAACCGCATCAATAGTTGGTGGATTAGCATAAGCACGACCTGTTTCAATAATAGTAACAGGGTCAAACGATAATAACACTTCAGTATTAGGATTGTGTGTGGCAATGGTAGTACCGAAACGTGCACGTGATAAACCTGCTAAACGACCACGATAATAATCAACAAAGTTATAACCTATAATTTCATCATCAATTTGGATGTAACCGATTGCTGGCATACCGTAGGCGTTAGAAACAAATATACTTGTAGCATCTAAGCTAACAAATCGACGTAATACTGCAATAGAAACATTCTCTGCTTCACTTTGATCAATACTTAAACCATAATTATTATACCAATTAACATATTCACTTGTTGTCCATATTGGGTTAGATGGTAAGTATTCATTATCTTGTGCTTGAGTTAGTTCATATACTAAGATTGGACTTTCATAATTAGCCAATGATTGTACATAACGTGAAGGTACATCAAAATCAGTAATATCACCCTCAAAGATTTCCGTACCAACATAACGGAAAGAAAAATCTTTAATAACTACATGGTATGGTTTTACTTCATTTAAGTAACCACTCAAGAATTCTTGATTGTCACGTTGGAACTTTTCATAAGGAATAAGTTCTCTTATAGTATGTGATACATCAATCAAGCTTGTTTTATTCAACCATGGCAAATAATTTTTACGCTGTTGCGCTTCGCTCATGATGTAATTAAACATTAGAACTAATGAACGATTTCTTTCAATTTGTAAATCACCAATAAAGATTTGTTCATTTATTGCACGAATAACATAACGTATAGGTAATGATACTTCATTTAAGTCAGTATTGGTATATAAGGTTGATGAAAATTGTATAGTACCATTTTCTATACCAATTAATACCCATTCGTTATTAAGATAGGCATAAAATACTGCATTACCACTTGTTGATGTTACTGATACTCTAGCAACTAATCCTTCTCTTGCTGTGACTGCTGCTAATTCAGGCACGCTTTGTACTTGAACTTGTGCTTTAGTTGCATTACTATAGCCACTAACCCAATAATTCTCATAACTCCAAAAATCAGTAGTATCCCATCCTGTTCCACTTTCATTAAGGAAAGTCATCACACGACTTTCAGTAACAGGGTAATTAATTAATACATTGTTAACATAAGTTATATAATTTTCTAATGCTAATGTACGATCTCTGAACATGCTTTGACGATACACATTGCTTGTACCATAACGAACTAATAATGGTAAATTAGTATCAGGCACAGGTTGTGCTAAAATATCACGTCCTGCAAAACTATTAATATATTTTAAATATAATCCTTGTGGGTCTTGCTGACCAACTCTACGAATATTTGGTATACCATTTAAGAAATCAAATGGATCATTTTGTTTGATTAAATTAAACTCAACATGTTTGTTATCAAAATTAACATTGTTTGAATAACCAATGTGTAATGCACTACTATTAGCTCTAATGTATGTGTTAGTATTGTATAGTGCTACAGCATTTGTTCCAATTGGTGCAAGATAAGCAATTCCTGATCCTATTGGGTTTAAAATGTATGAAGCAATAGTCGATGTATTTAAAGTTTTACCAATCTTAGTATCAATGATTGGGTTATTTTCTACCCAAAAATAATACAACGATACTAAACTGTTTGTGTTATTATCTTGTACGGTTACTGTGACATAATTGTCAAAGTTACGTGGTGTGCCTGGTCCCGCATAGTTTAGCGGATCCACCGTACTTTCTGTCCAACGATAAACAAGTGGTAAACTACCAACAAATGGTTGACCCCAATGTTTTGCATTATATACGCTATATGGTGTAGAAGTTTCGCCATAAACACTTTGATGTGTATCCACCATTCGTATATTACTTGGGTCAAACCATATTCTACCAACCATGTCTTTTGTCCATGCAGGTGAATTTACTCCATATCCTGCAGGATCTTTCATTGTAATATAATCAATATTACTTTCTAATGCACCAAATAGTTTGCCTTGTATTGGATCAATATAATCTAAATATTCCAAATCAGTATTGTCAATGGTATCGTATATTGAAATATATTCTAACTTATTGATATTGACAGCAGCAAGAGGCGCACGTATAACGTTCCAAGTTTGCTGATTACTACTTGTAAATTGCGTAACACGACCTACATCAGGTGTACCCCACATTGGGCTTGTTACTGTAATCACACTGTCTCTAAAAGCAATGCCACCACTGCCATACATAGGCTGTAGTCCATAGTTTCCTATGTTGTAAGTTGGGTCATTGGTATATTCTGCGAAGACGTACTTGCCTGGGTTGGTGATGTTTTCATTGGCTGCAGGTAAGTAATCATAAACTAATACTTCACCAAATAAAGGCCATTGATCAATAAAGGTAGTTGCTCCCCAATCAAATATAGTGTCATCGTTTAAATAATTGTCGCTAAAATCAAACGTAGTGCGATCATGTTTAGTTGCAGTAGGTGCGCCAATGGCAATACTACTTGATTCATTCATGACAACATGATAACCAAATTGTGCTGTATCAGTTTTGTATGGTTCAAACAATGTTTGTGTCAATGTGTAAGGTGTTAAACCTAAAGCAGTTAATGTTGCCACACTGTTACTACTAATATCTAAGATATTAAGTGGTGTATCAACTAATAATGGGTCTACAGCAATAGTAAGGGTTGAACCACTAGCAGTTGCTGCAGCAGTACGTCCTGCTCCTGTCAATCCTGCATTAATCTGTGATACAATACCTGCTAAATTAGCTGCTGCTGTAATAGTAATTATGTCACTATCGATATATAGTGTTCCACTAAATGGATAGGATGCACTAACAACACCACTTATAGTACCATAACGTTGTGCTGAACTTGTATAACGATATACTGCACCCTCTACATTGTTTACACCGCTAACAGTTTGTAAATTAAATGGTGCACCTACAATAAAATCACTACCATATTGGAAAGTAGACACACTGTGACCGTATAATGCACCTTGATGTGGTGCAGGATTTACAATGGTTTGTTGTAAATTAATTGCTGAGCCTGTATAATCAAAGCAATATACAACACCTGCTTCAGTAATACCACTAATGGTAGACGTTGGTGCACTTACAAATAATTTATTACCTTGATTGCTACATGCTACAGAATACCCAAAGCCTAATACTGCCCCTACACTGCCACTTGCTGATGGTGTTGTAACTGTACTACCTGCTACCCATGAAGCACCTGTGTTGATGTATTGATATACATTGTTTGTTGAGCTACTACCAACATAAACAACGGTGCCTGTTGCGCTAGTAGCAATACTTGAACCTGCATTGCTTAAAACTATAGTTTGTGTTACTGCCGTTGATGGTGCTGTGTATATTCTTAAATTAGTACCACTTACTGTAAAGATGTAATTACCTGCTACAGCAATGTCTGTTACACTAGCTGATGATGCTAAGTTATATGGTGAACCACTTAATGGGAATACACGAACATAACCTGAATAAGCAATTACTGTACCAATCGTTGCATTATATGCAACTGCACCTGTCTGTCCTGTACCTGCTGTGCTTGTTAATGTAGTTAATTGATAAACAGGAATACTTTCATACACTGCCCATTGTGCATCGGGTTGTGGTCCATCCTCATCTGCCCAAAGTTTTTTACGAGCAAATTCATTATTTGGTATGGGGAAGTTGCTAGCATTGCTTGGTTGTGTTACACGATGATTTTGAAACTTGAATGATATACCTATACCTTCAATAGTACGTATATTATTTGGTAATAGTTTATTGATTAATACTGAGTTTAATGATACTTTTGTGTTTACAGTGTAATATCCATCAATGTTACTATCAAAACCAACAACACTGAAACGTTGATTTTTTGTCAATCCATGTGGGCGATCATAGGTTAATGTACAGGTACCATTTAAATTATTTTGCATGAGTACAACAACTGCGCCAACCGAGATTGGTGTACTTACGTTCCATGTGCTTAGATAATCTGCCAACCATATGTAATCACCATAGTACATATTTTGCACTGTATTGGAATCATCATTCAATCCAAAATAGTTGTATGATGTAGTTTTTACATCATCATAATTAACATAACCTGCAGTTGGAATACCTGCTTGTACTGTGTAATTATCAACCATAGGTGGCAAGAAATCTGCTGTATATGGTTTTCTATCCCAATTAATTAATTCATCGATATTGGTTGTTTGTTGTGCACCATTAACTGAAGTAATATTAGCATCAGTAAATCCAATAATTGTTGGATTACTGTTTAAGTCTGCTTCAATAAGTAAGGTTTCAACAAAATTGCTACTATTTACTGCACCAAATTCGCCACTTTGTATACCCCAATTTTCGTAAATATCATAATCAATTTGCCCTTGTGCAAATTCTGCTCGCTTAAATGCACTAGCAATTATGTTTGTACCTTTTTCTTTGATAAAGTTTTTATAGATATTAACTTGGCTAATGGTGCTTAAATCTGCTGCTGCCATATAATTTCTTGGTCTAAAACCAATCAAACTAAATGATAATAAATCAGTATCAGGATTAAGTGCGGCTACATTAGTATTGTAGAAGTTTAGTGCTTCAGCAGCTTCAGTACTAGGATTAGCTAATAATCCTTCTTGTACATCTTGATAATCACTTGCTATCCATTGTTCTTGATTAAAATTAGCGTTAGGTTCAATAATGGTTGCAGCAACCCAATACTTGTCCTTATACTTGACAATTTGACCTTTTGTATACTTTATGTTTGATTGCCATTCAACAATGTTGTTTTGATTTAATAAGAAACCTTGTGCATCAACATATCCATCCCACTCAGCAGTAACATAACCCTTCATCAATATACGTTCTTGGCGTAAACCAATAGATACATTATAGATAACATCATTAAACAATGTTACATTATCAAATACAATGGCATGTTCAATATTAGACATATTAAAAATAGAATATGCTAATGTATCGCCAACATTTTTTACTTGTAGCTCAAACAATGTACCATCACGATTGACCAACATATTTGTTGGTTTGATAGGCACCATGTTTTGATCGAGTACAAAATTACTTTGTTGTAATGTTAATGGCTGAACAATAAAGTTCTCTCTATTAACAGTAAGTTTTTGACTGTTTGGGTTAAGGTTAATTAATGAACCTACTGACCATTTTTGTGATTGCCAATATAAGAACTCAGCAACCATTTGTGACCAATTATATTCAATGCCATCATAGTTATTGATAAACTGCATACCTTGGTTTTTAAGGTGTGCACCATAACGTACTAAAAATTCAGCTACACCTTCTAAACTGTAAAATTCGGTACCATATGGCACAAGATAGGTTTCAGTTTTGTTAAATTCTGCGCTTACAGTGACACGGTATTTGTCATAGGAAATGATTTCTTTATAATTGTTGTTAATAGGTAAAGCACAACGGAAGAAACTTTGTGTTAAACTATTACCCCATACAGTATAACCATTTGCAGTTTTTTGTACAATTACTGTTGACCATGTGATTTTATCAGATGGTACATTATCATACAGTAATATGTTATAGCTTTCTGCAGGTATTAACAAACCTGTGTTAGTACTATTTGTGCTTGCTTTTTCAACAAGAAAACTTAAAAACTTCTTAGCTGTAAATCCACCAACACGATATACCAAACGCACATCTAAATTTTGTATAGCAGTTTGTACATCAGTAGTCGATGATGTACCACGTTGGTTAAGATAATCAACTACCCAATTAATATAACTGTGTTTAGGTGTACCATCACCATATACTACAATGTCATTTGGGTTGATGTGGTAACGATCATTGTACAACCATTGTGCTATTTCAGTGTTAAAACGATATAAATCACGATCAACCATCAAACCAAAGAATTTTGCAGGTTTTGTTAATACAAACAATCTCATTAAGTCAAATGGGTATGTACTGCTTTTCTCATAACTCGCTTCTGTTGGCGAATCATCCCCAGGTAACCAATCCCTCCTAAAATCTATTGAATTATAAAAACCAATCACTACACTTAAAGGTGGTACTAAATTACCTGAACTATCAACAGGAATTATGTTTAACAATTGTGGACGTTGATATTTGGTTAATGTATAACTATTTCCATTATTCCATACAAAACCATTGGCTAAATCTGTCCATAACACAGTGTTATCACTAGTATATGGTGCATCGCCATAGTAACTAATCCACCATGAAGGACGTGCTGCAAAACCAAGCATTTGCCATGGAGTAATATGTGGTGTATCCGTATCATATAACCACTTGTACAAACCACGCCAATATCCTTGTTTAACTAGGCTATTATCTATTTCAATAGTGCTACCACGATAGTTGTAAGTAAATGCATTGTCAGCACGATAAAAATTAGTGCGATAATTTAAACGATTCTTCCCAATCCAATTTAAAAATGATGGGGTTGTAACTTGTAATACTTCTTCATCGCTATATGCAGTGGTGCGGAACTGTCCTGGAACAATATCCGCTGTTACAATAGGAATATCTTGTGTAACTTTAATATTATTCCATACACGATTTTCAAACTCAAATAAGGCAATATCACGTGGGTCAGTTAAACGACCATTGACATAAGTGCCATATAGTTTTGTGTAACTGCCATCATGCCCTATAATGAAGTATGTTGGTGTAGTATAACTATTGTCTAATAATACTTGTGGAACAAATGCAGGATACATGCCTAACTTTGATGGTGTATTAGGACAGAAAGTACCCCATGTTTGGTTATACTCTTTAATTGTTACAACATCACCTGCTAAGAAATCAAAAGTTATGGTTACACTTGGAGAGGTAGTGCTTGTTACCCAATTAACATTACGCAATAATTGTATTTCACGAGCATATCCATCAATTTGTCGTGTAACATAAATGCCTAAACCATCATAATTAGCACTAGTAAAATTATAAATTTGACTTAAAGTATAGCTTGCAGTGCTTGCTGAATTTCTAAATGAGTAATTATTGGTGATATAAGCATCACCACTATAAAACATATCACTCCAAAAGAATGGCACAGTCTCTGCTTTAGCTTGCACCAAACGTTGAACAATTGTATCTAAAATATAAGATGGTGTATCATAAGGTGAAAAGTCTAACTGATAAGCAGTGTCAACAATTAATTGTTTATAATTTGTATATTCATTGCTATTAAAGGTTAATGCATCTAACACATTATACCCAGGCTTCCTTAAAAACAACCCTGTTAATAATAAGGGAGCACTGTTTTGTACAATTTTATTACCATATTCACTTAAATTAGGTAAATCACGACTGTTATTATTTCCTACGAAATTACCTGTTACTAATCCACTATTTTCGCATATACTAATCCAATGATTACGTATGCCACCTAAGTCTAATGTAGTTGGGTTAACATTGAATGGATTGTTTTCTAAGTTAGTAGGTACAGTAAAATAAGCATTTGAACTAATTTCAGGACTTAATAATTCTACAACAATAGGTAAATCATATTCAACATTAGGTACAGTAATGATAGTTTCTGTACTAGTCACTGTATAACTAAATTGATTAGATTTTAAATAACGATTATTTAAATATACTTTAACAGGGTTCCATCCTGTATCAGGTTGTGCAGGAATTTCACATATTACAGTGGTAACATTGTTGGCTGTGTTAAAAGCACTACTAGTAAATGAAAATACTTGATATTGTACGCTTTGTTCTACAGAATTAACCCAACCAATACGTTTAGTAGGAATGGTAGGAATAATATATTGATTTACATAACCTGTATTAATTAATTCACTTACTGTGGTAGTGCCACTAGTATAACTAAATGTATCAGTATTAAAGTTTACAGTAAAGTTAATGTCACTAGTATTTTCAATACTTGTATATTGTATAGGAAAACCTAACACAGGGTCATCAGGACCGTCAGGGTTAGGTGTATATGAAAATAATTTACTACCTGCAAAAGTAGAAGCAGGATATGAAGATGTATTAGATAAACTTACACCATTTTCATTTAACACATCAAACAATGGTGCTTGATTAGTGCCTGTTTTTAATTGTGATTGTTGCCAACCACCTGTACCACTAAACAATTCTAAATCATAGTAAAACGTACGTCCAACATGATTATAAGAATCATCACCACGTGTAATAATTGCTTGACTTAAATCTTCTACAGCAACATCTGTATCTTGTACAAAACTTGCAACTGTTGTACCTGATGTATCAATTTGTACAAAAGTAGCGTAGTAAATTTTATTACGTACACTAGAGTCAGTATCATTACTAACAATTATTCTTGCACCATCAAATACTGTTTGTCCATCAATAACATAATTACCAAAACTTGCATATGCAGTACCCACGCTAGGTGGTGTATATCCTTGCGTGTCTAATGGTTCAGGTGAACTTATATCTGCTACTGAAGATAATTTAAACGTTGTTATACTTGGCGTAGATGTATCAATATCATAGATATAATATAGTTGATTATCTAAATCAAGCCATTCGCTAGGCCATGTATTAGGAATTTGTAAAACAACTGATTGACCCTCTACTAGCGTAACATTAAGAGCAGGATTTTCTATACCCACTAATTCTGAATTGTTAACTGTTACAACTGCTGCACTTGCAGAAGAAAAGTTTGCAATAGTTGGTAAGGTAGGAATAATACCTTCTACGGTAGTAAACAAATCTACGGTAGCAGTATCAATATAGTCAACATCACCTAATGAGTTAATACCACTAGTAAATAATTTTAAATTAGGTACAAACTCAATAATTGGGCGTTTTGCTCTTGCTGAAGTTGATTCTAAATCTTGTAAAGCACGTGCGCTTTTTGTATAATCATAGGTTGCTTGTAACACTTCATAATGAAACCAACGATTACTACGTGACCACGCATTGCGATCACGTGATAAACGACTAATAGTGATATAATCTTGACTAATAGGTTGATTTAAAATTACATCATATCCTGTTGTATCATATGGTTCCATATCATATGGTACAAATATTGGATCAGTATACAATTCAGGTGTACTTAAGTCTGTAGTAGGTATTAACTCAATTGCAGTGCCAACACCTTCAACATAATATTCACCTTCTTCATAAGCAACAGGTATAACATTACCTTCAAACCTAACTTTTAAACCATTCGTGAAAACCACACCATTAGGACTAGTATAAGTTGATTTACCAACAATATCAGTGATAAAGATAGATGCATCTGCATTGCTATCAATAAGTTCTATAATACCTACACTATTCGGATCATTAGCATTTTGATAATATAATCGATTTAATTGTGCGCTAAGATAAGGAATTAACTCAATTTGTCCTGCTAAATTTCTAAAGAATGAACGTGCTTGATATACTGTACCTAAGTTTACTGTAATTTTTTCCAATGTTGGAATATTACTTTCTTCAACTAAGCGTATAATGATTGTTTGGTCAAAACCAATCTCTACAGGCGTAGTTACGCTTTGTGCAGGATCAGGATAACTTTCATCATAACGTGGGTATGGTGCAGCATTATAACCTACTGTAACCGCAGGTGGAACAGGATAACGCTCATTTTCAAAGGTTAAAGTTGTAGATGTTGTTACGGTAACATTGTTACTTAAATATACGTTAGAATTAACTACATTTTCTACTACTGTGTTTGATGGTATACCGCTACCTGTCACAACCATACCTGGGTAGATATTTGCAATATCATCCACGCCAATGATAGACACACTTGTATAAGTTCCATCAGGAGTGGTTGTTGCTGTTAGTACATTATTTGTATCATATACAATACGATAATATTTTACTTGATTGGCAATGCTGTCAGGACCGTAAAACAGTATACTTTTACCATTTAAATCAGTAACTCCATCAATATTATAACCAATCTCAGCTAATGTTTTACCATTTAAATCATCATAAGTGCCTGTATAGATGATGTCAACCGCATGGTTACCAGGCAAATCATACTGCGATTGTGCTATTTTAGATGGTACCGTAAATGTTACAACACCTGTAGATGCGCCATTGTTCGTAACACCAAGTATATCTCTTGTACTGATATTAGGATAATTAGGCAGTGTTCCTGTTACGCCTGGCACGCCTTGTATCCAAAATGGATCACTACCACTTGTAACAAAACGATAAGTGCCACCACGTAGCAATGTAATAATTGGGTTTTTCTGTTCAAAACTTGAAATTCTATAACCATCACTAGAATCAAGTACGTTATATGTTCTACGATTGTATACAGTATCAGTTGATACTAGCACAGAATCAGGACCAAGCGGTAACCAATAGTATTGCTGATAGTTCAACAACATGTCATAGTTAATGTATGATTCCCAACTATAACTATCTTGTGTGAATAAATCTTGTGGGTTTAGGGTTAAATTGTTTGGTTGCTTAAGGGCATCGACAATACCTGGGTAGGAGATAAAGTCCTGTGGCTTTTGTGTATCAGGCTTTAAAAAGATAACCGCAGGTTCAAGCTGATAGTCAGTCCTGATTTTGTCAGGTTCGACAACATATTTGTCATTGCGATTAATGCCATAGCCAAATTTTTCGCCAATATAGCCTTGAACAGCAGTTACATTCTTTTGCTGAGTCAATTGCTCTAGCGTAGCAGACAAAAATTGTCTGTTAGTTTCAGTCCTGAATATTTCAGGCAAAAAGTCGATTGTGCGTACCTTGGTTACCATATTTAAAATATACTAATAATAATATTATTTAGTCGCCGTAATTATCAGCATATTTAGATTATTGTTGTAACACTGTTGGAGTGAGGCTAGCCACGATAACTATATCGTTTGCAGTAGCACCATTAACAAAAATTTCATAAGGTGCACAGCGAACTTCGTATAAATCACCAAATTTTTGGTTTGGATCTTGTGGTACGACAACAACAGAGTTAATTAAATCACCTAATTCAACATGCAAATAAGCTGTTAATTCACTAAAATAGAAAGTATCACCAAAATTCCATTTATCCAAACTAAAATAGCTGTTTAGGGCAGTTAATGTAGCACTGCGTATTTGACTATCGCTAGCTGTTGTAAAAGGACTTTTGATTATTTTAATCGTACCACGTAATGCAGGACTTGCTTTTTGTCCAAATAATGGTTTAAATTGTACACTATTGAGCACTACACTATCACTTAACATTTTGTAATTATCAACATCACCATAAGCTTGAGTTAGTTGATTGATTGTAGGCACAGGTGGTTCTACCAATACATCAGTTGTATCGTTTAACCAATTAGTATATTCTGTATAATATTGTTGCGTGACCAAATATAAATCAATAATATTGGTTGTTGCAGGATCAACACGTGTAGTATTATTACTATTATGTCGATATTGGAAAATAATAGCACCACGTCCTGTTTCCACACTGTATTCATTAGTTACATCACTTAACGATACAGTATTAGTTACATTGTTAAGCACTGTATCATACCAACCTGCTACTGTTTTAATCGTACCATTAGTAGCAGTTGTACCTGTTAATGGTGTAGTCAAGCTTGGATCAGTATATAAAGCAAACGTTGTTGATGTATATCCCGTAGTTTTTACATAACGTACACCGTTGTTCGCACCTGCTCCCGTAATAACCACACGTTGTCCATCAGCAAACGAATGAACCGCAGTGGTAACAACTGCAGGAGTTGCATTAGTAATACTTACTATAGTATAGGATACAGGATCATAGTCAGTATAGAAAGTTGTTCCTGCAGGATACAAGTAACGATTGGCAAATACGTCTGCGTAAGTTTCTTGTGCAATCACGATGGCACCGTTGGGTACAATTTCTTGACGATATAAACCTAACGCATCGGTAATTGTACGGAAAAATACATACGGATATGGACTTGTTGTTGTATCAGTAATTAATTCAAAGAAATCAGGATCAATAGGATAGCCTGTATCTGAATCTACACTTGTAATTTCTACAGCGTAATCATCAGTATAACCATCAGTTTGTACAGGTTGCGCTATAATATCCAAATAATAATCTGTTCCCAATGGTTGAGCAGATTGTAAATTAGAATTAGTGCCTTGAATATTAACAAAATCAGCTATTGTTCTACCACTTTTGTTATCAAATACTTTTTCAAATGAATCAAAAAAGAACCTAACTTGCTCTACACTACCAAAATAATACTGTAATGTACGATAACGCACAATGTATACATTATCTGTACTATTAAAAGTAAAGCTCATAAAGTAACTTGTTGGTACTACTGAACTTGTTGGTATAGGTTGTATAACTTCCCAACGTTCTAAATTAGAAGTAATACTATTATCAAAACTTAAAGCAAAATCTTGATGCAATTGTATTAAATTTAAACATTGACGTATAATAGTGTTACTTAATGAAGTATCAATCGATGGAATAATGCCTGTTGCTGTGGTTGTTACTGTACCACCACTAGAATAAGCAGTGTAAATGGCTGTATTAACAGGATTTTCTAAAGCAGGATCATTATATAGACCAAATGTTGTTGCACCATATCCTGATGCTTTGGCATAGTATGTCTTACCATTAATTTCAGTCATACCTACTACACCCGTAATTACTACTTCTTGTCCATCAATTAAATAATGTGAGCTGCTAAGGGTAACGACCCCTGGGGTGGCTTGGGTTAATCCCGTTACAGTATAAGTTTCATTCATTGTTTTATCAATGATAGCAGTTTGTGGAACATATTCACTAAGGGTAATCGGTCCGCTACCTGTATCTAAATTACCCACACCATAATTACTACCATCACCAATAACTTCTTCTACCCCAACCCAAATATATGTTTTATCACCTATAGTATAGTTTGGTGTGCGTGTAACAATACGATTATTCTTATCAAAGCATTGTGTATCAGGATCAGGGCACACAAACTTAATCAAGGTACCTTGAGCAATATATTTTAAATCATAACCGTTAAGTGGACCAACTGTTTGAGGATAATCAGCAGTAGTGCTAATATAGAAATATCCTGTTACATTGTCACTATTTACTGTGGACAAGTTCCAATATACTTGATAATCACCTGTTACACCTGCAGGAGTGTAATATCCACTATAGCGTGGATAATATTCTAGATAATATTGTTGACATTGTGCGCTACTTATAATTTGTTTAAAGTTTTGTGTTAAAAATTCTGTAGCAAAATTAATATTACTTAAACTAAATGTTGTAGCAGATGTTGGCGCACCTGTTGTTGTATCATCGCCATTTGCTATCCATAATGCACCATCATTAGCAAATACGTTAGTACTACTATATTTTCCTGTTGGGTCAAGCAAGTCTAAACCACGTGTTACACCAATACTACTGCGATTCAGTGCTTTAGACTTGATAATACTATTATATAAAGTATATGGAAAATTAGTATAATCTTCGCCATTAACCATACGATTTTGCGTATAGTATCTTGCAGGAGCACGTTCTTTAATGCTGACTAAACTTTCACGTGTTAATGCTGTGTTAATTGGGTTTTGTAAGCTTAATGTAAGGGTTAATGTTTCAACACGGTTAGTACGACTTAGGTACCCAATATTTACTGTAATACCTTGTATTTCATTAGGATCAATGGTATACTTCAACGCATTACCACTACGAACATATGCTCTAAATGCACCTACGGGAATTTCAGCGAAAACACCATCACCAAATACGTACGTAACTTGGTCATTAGCACGTGAGGTCACACTGAAAATAGTTCGTAAACTATTTTCAAGCTGTAGTTGAGAATTAGCATAAATGCTTTCTACTTGAGTCCAAATTTGGTCAGTATTGCCTTGTGAGTCTAATTTAAATAACCATGTATCTGTATTGTTGATACCTTCAATATTAATAAATTGTATATTATTTTCTACTGCATCAGGAAAGTTAAAATCTACATTTTGCAATACACCTTGTTTAAAATAAACAAACCATCCTGTGTTAGAACTGCCATATCCTAAGCGATCATTTTGATATAATATATTAAATGTACCACTTGGTGCGGGTGGTATTTCGTATAGATAATCACGATTTAAACTAGTTACACTGACCACTTCGAAGTTCATATCTACACCATCTACTTGTGCAACAAATGGAACAATAGGCAAATACCCCCCAGGTATACTTAACGTATACTCGTCTGTTTTTGTACCAAGTAGGGTAGCGGAGTTACCCGGTTTGCCTACGTATTGACTACTAATCAGTGCGCTATTAATAATTGAAGTAAATTGTGTTTGCCAATATGGGTTAGCAGGATCATTCCACTGTATAGGTTGATTGGCTAATGGTGTGCCATTAATATCACGTATATCTTCAGTAGTTTGTATGGCAGTAACTTTTAGTGTGCCTTGTGCTGTTACATTACGTTTTGGTGTATAACTAACAAGATTGGCAAGTTTAATAACACTGTCACGTCTTTCTGCGGTATCAATAAAATTTTCACGTGCATTAAGGTCACTACGAAAAGCAAGTGCCTGACCCATATATGCCATCACATCTAGCAGTGCGATAAATTCACTACTTTCTATATAATCATTAAAAGTTTCAGGATAGTAGGTGGTAAGATAATCAATAAAAGTTTTACGTAAGGTTTCGTAATCGTAGCTAACAAAATCAGCTTCACGATAAGTTTGATATATTTTTTTCCAATCTTGTACACCAAAAAGCGCACTTTGTCTGCTACTAGATGCCATATGTTGTCCTTATATTGATATTTATACCGTTGTAGCGACCCCTGAATTCCTATCTAAAAGAATTCCCAAATCTAGTGGTGTATTAAATGGTGTAAAAGCAAGTTCTAGCTCAATCAATACACCATTTTCTTGATTATTCACATAAACAGAATTTAAAATAATTCTTGGATCAGAATTAACAATTCTACGCACTTCATTTTCAATTTGACCTAATACGGTTAAATTGTTAGGTTCAAAAACAAAATTCCATAACACTGAACCATAAGCAGGTTGACCAACCTTATCACCTTGTTTAATATTAAAAGCATTAAGTAAGTCACGAACAACTAAATTTTGATCAGTTAACGTAAATTTTTTAGTAATTGGTACAGGTTTAGAAATACCTGCAACGCCACCGTCTTTGCCTGGTTCGGTGAGGCGTGTAAGTTGTCCAACCTCTTGTGTTGAAAATCCGTAGTATGTAGCCATAATATATTATTTATAACCTATTTTACACAACATTTTGATCACTTGTCTCACCTGCTTCACCTTTTAACAATGCTGCATATGCTGCTTCAGCCGCTTCTTGACTTTTAAGTCTTGAATCTGCCTTTTCTACCCACAGTTTCAATAATCTTAAATAAGCGTCTTTATTAATTTTTCCTTCTTCATAATTCTGACTAATCTTTTGTCTATATAAAAGAAGTTCTTTAGTTTTTGCTGTTTCTTCTTGTACCTTTTGATATGCTTGCTCTAATGCTGATAATTGCTCATTTGGTTCTTCTTGTTTATTTTCTTCGGGTGTGAATACAGGAGCAGGTATACTTGAATCACCTACTAAACTACCTGCTTTTGCAACAATAGCATTATTATTAAACGTACCTGTGGCAATTGTTGGTATTTTAAAAGCACCTGCACTTGTTCCCAATGCTCCTAATCCTGCGTTAAGTTTTCCTGTTATACCACCTACTGACTTTGTTAAATCACCTTTTACAACATCTAAGCTAATATTAGGAGCAGAAAGTGCGTTTGGTAATGACGCTAAACCACCTGCTGCTTTTGTCAACGAACCACTTACCGCACCTGATAATGAATTAACTAACCCCGCAGCAGGTGATGAACCTTGTAATAATCCACTTAATGAACCTGCTGCACCACCTAACCCAAGTGTTGAACCAATTTGTGCAAGTGGGTTAGCGGTGGCGGTGCCTGGGATAGCGTTTTTCACTGTGTTTACCATAGCTCCGATGCCGCCTGGGAGGGCGTTAAGACCACTTGTTGCGCTTGTAGCTACTTCTCCTATACCACCTGTAATTTTATTTGCTAATCCTTGCATATTTTGTGCGTTAATTACACCACCTGCTGCACTTGGTAAACCTGTTGCTGCTCCTGCAACAATACCTTTGGCATCTTTTTCTAATTCTTGATTAGCTTGTTTTAATTTTTGTAATGCTGCATCCCATGCTGCTTTATTATCATCAGTTTTATCAGCAAAGTAAGTATTCGATGCTTCTTTAACTTCTTTTTCTAACTGCGCAATATTGGCAAACTTTTTGACAACATCACTTTGTGGTAATACAGGATTTCCACCACCACCGACATTAGGTATATTTGCTTTGAAACTTGTAAATGATGACTCAATACCACGGAATGCTTGTTCAGACAATGACACTAACTGCCCTGCTTTACCTTGAATTGAACCTAACAAACCGCTTACTGCACCACCTATCGCACCTGCAGCTCCGCTTAAAGCACCTGCTGCGCCACCTAATGCACCTGTTGCTCCACTTAAAGCACCACCTAATGCACCTGCTACACCACCTAACGCACCTCCTAGTGCACCAACCGCACCACTAATTGCACTACCTGCAGCAGTTATTGCACCATTAATTGCTCCACCAATACTAGCAGCAACACCTGCGCCACCACTTGATAATTTGTCAGCTAAACCACCTGCAAAGTTTCCACTTGCTAAATCATTACCAATTTTAGCAACAGCTTGTGCATTACCACCTAATGCTTGGGTTACAGTGCTTATACCTTGATTTGCAACAGCCATTGCCATACCTGCCATTTGTGTTGGTGCAAGGTTTGGTGTCAATGCACCCGTTGATTGTAATTGTTGTACACCTTGATTAACATTTTGTACAAATGCACTAGCTTGCGCTCCAACATTGTTTAATAATTGCTGTGGCGTGGAAGCACCTAATACACCTGTTAATAAATTAGAACTGATTGCTTTATCAGGTGGTAATCCTGCTTGTAACGCTCTGTTAACGATAACGTCAGCGCCTGGCTTCATGAGACCTGCGTTCATCATTTGTGTTACGGTAGATACACCTGCACCAACCACGCCTTGTGCTGTGGCTGCAGCAGTACTTAAACCTGCATTGTTTACTGCATTTTGTGATACCATAGCCAATGTAGTAGGTGTTGGCAAAGCATTCTTAGATGGTATAGGCACATTAGCATTAGCTGCTGTTACTGATGTTGATACAGGAGTGGTAGGGGCACTAGGCGCAGAATCTAACACTGCTTGTGTGGCAGCAGGTGGTTGTGGTGGTGCTAATGGTGCAACTAAATTAGCCTGTACAGGTACCCCACCTGTTGAACCATTGGTCTCTGCCATAGGATAGTGTGTTGGAGCACGTGTTACAATACTTTGTAATTTTAGTGGTGAACTAAACCAACCTTTTTCTTGTGAATAAGTTGTATCATTATGATTTTTAGGTTCATTTTTTGGCACTTCTTCAGGTATAGTTCCTGTAGCACCTGTGTTTAAGTTTATTTTTGGTCCACCATTAATAAAGGTAGTTGCCTTACTTGCAAAACTTGCATCACCGCCACTTTGCAAACTCATTGCTCCACCAACAAATGTAGTATGTTTACCACCTGCACTAACCGCATGATCAGTGCCTACACGTTGAGTAAATGTTGTATCACTTTCTATACCAATGCTTTCTGCTTTGATTCGTAATTCTTTTTTTGCATTGATATTAATATTTTGATCAGCATGAAAGTTAATATCTCCCAATGTTCTAACATTAAAACTATTAGTAGAAAATAAATCAATAGCACCTTCACTGTTTAATTCAATCCAACTTTGCCCATTACTATGAATGATAAACAATGTTTGTCCATCATCACTCATTGTAATTTGATGACCTGCTGCACTACGTAACCTGATTTGCTGATTCTTTCCGTCAATAGTACCATCATCCATGACAAGTGAATGACCACCTGTACGACCTATAACTTTAAATTTTTTAGGATTTTTTTCGTTTTGAATAGCTTGTTTGATTGTTCTATTATTAAAACCACCTTCGTAGATTTCGCCGCCTGGGGTGCTGATGCCAAACACTCTACTTGGTGTTTCACGATATGAACTACTACTAATCACACCACGTGTTGTATCACGTATTAAACCTTGTTGCGCCAAAATAGCTGCTTGATAACTATGTACAGGACGTGGTTGATCGTAAAAAGTAGAACTATTATTGACACCATCGTTATTAGTATTGATTTCACTTGTTGGTAATGCATCTGCTGCACCATAGGCATTAGCCTCTGTAGCATTTGGTATAAACCTCTTGTTCCCAGGCGCCACCGCAGGAACCATATTATGTGATTCTATTTTTGGTATACATCCTATATAATAACCTTGATTAATAGAACCATTAACAAATACACAAATTACTTCAGTGCCAATATCAGGTGGTGTAGCCCAAAAACCATAACTTTGTGGATTATTTTTAAAATCACCATAAGAATCACCTGCACTGCTACTATCTAATACACCATAAAATGGACTCATATAACGTACAGGAATCCAATATGCATTATCTTCGGGGTTATTACTTTGTTGTAATCCTGCTATCCATACTTGAATAATACCACTATGACATGCATCAATGGTTGATTTAACAATGCCAATACGTGGTTCTGTAATTAAAAACGCATTACCACGATCAGTTTTAAGTTGGTCAGGTACTCCTGTTGATTTTTGTATATTGTTTGCCATAACTTACCTCTAAATTGGTGGAGGTTCCTCTCGTGTACTATCAGGTGGTGGAATTCTTGCTAGTAGTCTTGCATTTTCATTTCTATTATCATTATCATCGTTATTAGTTTGATTAATTATAGCAGGTGTATGTTCAGTAGAATCATCATATGGTGGTTGACTGCCACCTTGTGGTGCAACGGTTAAATCACCTGCACGATTGTTTTGATTATTTTGCTGAGCAACAGTTGCAGTTTCACGTGGATTTTCTCCACTTTTTTGTCCACCACTTTGTTTTCTTCGGTTGAAGAAGGCACCTGGGTCGATAAGGACTCCTGCTAATTCCTGTGTAAAACGTCCACGTGAAAATGAACTAGTCACTGTGGTTAACATATATATAAGTGATTTATTTTCTGCTGCTTCTTCACTGAATAATTTTGGGCTATAAAAGCTTACACTTTGATTAATACCTAGTAAACCATTTTCTTCTTTGTAATTAATAACTCTAGTATTTGGGTCAATTGTTGCATTATAATCTACAGGTTCTTTAAATGTAATTTCAATAAACACTTCACCACCATTAGGATTAATGGTAAAACCATCATACCCATATATACTAAAAGCTTTATAAAAATTAGTATTCAGTGTATTCATTCCTACACTTTGTGTAAGATAATCAGGGTCACCTAAAATAGTTGCCTTAAATTGTGCTTGATCTTTTGGACTGTACAAGAAATTTTGTACTTGAGAGGCTTGTGTACCTGCAATACCTCCACCGCTGCTATCAATCGCTTGTGGCGGTCCACCCACCGCAGCTATAGGTGCATTACCATTACCATCAGATACAGTTTTATTATCACCTGAAATTTGAGCAAATAACAAATAATATAATCCATTATAAGTTTGTTCGTAGTTAATAATTTCACTATTTTGCCCTGTGAACCAATATTCATAACGCTTATGCGGACCAGGATACTCCGCACGTGACCCTACATAAGGTGAACGCAAGTATGGTATTTTATATTGGTGGACTTGATACGTTAGTTTATATGCCCAATCTTTACGTTGTTCATCCCAACCATATGGTTCAACAAGTGGATTGATATGATACCAATTTAATTCTTTAGAAGCAGGTTTAGGATCAGTCTCACCCTCAGGTTCAGCAGGATTATTAACTTGATTCAATGCTGCTAAAACATATTCACTTTGTGCAATAATTTTATCAATAGCTGATAATATTGGTTGTGGTGTAATAGGTATATTAGTTTCCGTTGATAATGCTACCGCTTTTGCTGCTTGCTGTGGATTGTTTTGTACGGTGCTTGTTACAGGTGATGTAACAGTATTGGATTTGTCTTGTTTAGCATTATTTAATTTTGACGTAGGTATGATACTATCTTGTTCAAACTTAATTTCATACTTGTCAGCTAGTTTATACAAATTACTTTTTACTGTATCTTCTTGTATTTTATTTAATTGTGCAATTAATCCATCATTACCTGTTAGTGCTGCTTGTACATTACCACCTTTACATGTAATTTGAGTTGATACTAAACCACGTTTTGTTCCATATGCTTCAGACATAGGCACAGGTGCTGCTTTAATATTGTATACAGTTGCTTTACCATCTAGCTTAAACTTGAATTCTGTAATTTTAATTAGGTAATAACGTTTAAAAACAGCATTTGGGTTACCACCCATAGTATCTTTTGATGAAAACTTAGTTGCATCAATTAATGTTCCATTTTCATCATATCCATAAAACCTAATGGCTAAAACAAAATGTTGGTCAAGAGGTAATGGTGTTTTCTTTGGGTCACGATTGTTTAAAATTTTACTATTCTTGTATAGAGTATTTGCTGCCATGACTAATTGTGTTGCCAAACCAAAGCTATTAGGTTCTATAATTTTAAACTCAAAGTTCATACCGCTTGCAGGACCGCCTGGGATGCGGAGGGCTGTCTTAAAAGATAAATCATCAATGTAGTAATCAAAATACATACCAGGTGGTCTATACTTTTGATCTCCAACCCCACCGCTTTGCGCTATAACATATGCTTGTGGTTGACCACCTGCACCTTGTGGCAAAAATGTATTAATATTTGTATAATTAGAATCGTTTAAACTTGAAATAGCATCAGGGTTGACCATATACCAAGTAATTTGATAGGTATAACTTGACAATTGTGATAGTGGATTAAACACCCTGCGCCCAGGAATCGTATCATCATTTGGTTTTTGTGATTTTACAGTAACTGATTCTTTAATCGTTGGGGTATCAGGTGATATACCACCACGCATATCATCTGTTACTTCAGAAGCAGTTTCAGAGGCAGCAGCAGATTGACTAGTATCATTAGGTGTGTTATCATCTTTTGCGCCTGTATATGTTTCATTTTGTGATTCAGTTTCGTTTGCACTATTAGTTGATGCTGCAGGTAAAGGTTCTCCTTGAACAGGTTTAGGCTCTGCTGCAGGTGGTTTTTCTTCTTCAGGTTTTTTTTGTAATGCGGAAACAACCTCAGGTATATTAGCAGCAGTTGCTTCTAATTGATCTTGTACCGCTGATGCTGCAGGAACACCTTTAATACCACCTAAAAAAGAGCTTGGTGTAAATGAATCAATTGATCCAAGGTCAATACCTGAACCTCTTATTCCACCACCTTTGACAATTACTCTATTGCTAGGTGACAGAAAAAATGTAAAACCGTTTACTGTTATTTCCATTATAGTCCTAACACTGCTTTTAATGTTTCTGCTTTAGGTAGATATATTCTAGTTCCTTGAACAAAATCAAAAAGCGGGTCTACTAAAGTATTTGGGTTACGTTGTGCAAATACCCACCATAATTTTGATTCATCATATAAATCATATGCTAGTAAATCAGGGCGCAAATGATAAGTTGGCGTAATTTGCCAATATACATCACCTGTATTAATAGGTATTGGACGATTAGTCATTACGTCCAAGTAAGCACTATTGACCACATTAGTCAAATAGTAAGGACTTGTTGATGGGTATTTCATTTACCATATTCCTCCACCGAAACCTGCATTGGTGCTACCTTGTAATAATTTTCCTGTTGCATAATCACGTAAACTGAATTTATTACTTATCGTTCGACGTGTGACCATTGGATGGAAAGTTAGCTGTATTTGTATCTTGGTTGGTATACGTGTTGTTTCACCTGTAATTACTGTTCTAAATTCAGGAGGACGATTTAATGCACCTTTTTCTAATCTACTGCCAACTAAACGATTAAATTGTGTCAAAAATGGATTAGTTGATGTTGCAGGTGGGCTTAAATTAGGATTATTACTTTGTCTTATTCCTCCACTAACTGATCCTGCCATAATATAATCAACATCATTAGGTAATGTATAATTAAAACTTGACAACACCATGGGATGATTATCAAATTGATATTCTCCATATCCACTCAAATATAATAAAGGTGGTGGTGTACCTGCTTTAGGTGCTTGGTCTTGTCCATAAAACATTTTTGCAGCACTACGGAAAAAATGTATTACTGCTCGTAAGTAAATTGCTTCAGCTACGTTTTGTGCAGTGAAATCACCTGTAATACCAATATCACTTACTGCGCTACCACGATATGAAAATATTTTATAGTTACTATGTGTAGGTTCAGTTGCGTCATAGTTTGCACTATAGGTTAATTGAACCGATGGTAGGTATGGAAATATAACACCATTGGTTGATTGTAATGGAAATAATATATCTTTATTACTTATTTTTGGGTCTTTGTATAGATAGGTTGCACTTGGTGCTAAACTAATTCGTACACGCCAATCAGCAGCTTTTTGAAATTTTACAGCAGGTGATTGATTACTGTTATTAGAATCACCAACAAATTGATCTTGATTAGGAGCAGCACGAACTCCGATGGTTGCGCCTGGACCGATCTCCTCCCCTCCTGCGCCATATTCATCTTCAGCAAATGCAGGATCAATACTTGGTGTATCAATTCCTTCCATAGCTGCAAGACCTGCATCACTATTAGGGTCAATGGTTTCCTGACTACGTGGTATGGGAGCATCATCAAAGTCAACAAAGTTTTCACCACTTGTAGCAGGATCAATCGCAGGTGGTTCATTATATATTTGTCCATTAGCTTCAAGAAATGCTGCTTCATCTTGTGTCTGTGGAGTAAGTGTAATTGCAGGATCATCCGCAACCACTTGTGGCGTAGGGTTGTTAACACCTGCGGGGGCTGATTCAGCAGTTTCAGCATTTGCAGTGGAAACATTGATAGCAGTTTGATAATTTTGTATTTCTGATGCTATAGAATTTTGCTCTAAAGCAAGCGTACTATTTTGATTATTTAAAGCAGCAAGTTGTTGCTCTGCTTCATTTCTTGCATCAGGTGAAGTATTTGGGTTGGAAATTTGTTCACGTAATTGAACAATTTCTAAATCATTTTGTACTCGTTGTTGCGTAGTGCTTGCTAACCTTGCCTCAGCTTCAGATTTTTGTTGTTGTGCTTGTAATGCTTGCCCACGCCATTCTGCTGCAATATCTGAAGATGTAACTTGTGACGGTGTATTTGCTGCCGTATTTGGGTTAGTGTTAGGGTCACTTGCGGGGTCAATAGTTGTATTCGTTGAAGTTACAGGATTATTGTCTACCGTAACACTTAATCCTGATGGTGTAGTCAATGATGAAGTGCCATTATTGTTATTGACAACTTGTAATCTTAGATTGCCATTAGTTTGGGTGGTAATTCCTGCTTCAGGTAATGCGCCTGTTATTATTGTTGGTGCAGCGTTTCCTGTATCTGTATTAACCGTTGTAACACGTGTGGTTGTTGTACTTGGTGTATAAGCAACCGTTGTTTCACCTCTTGTTTGTGCAGCCTGTGCTTGACTTTCTAAAGCAATACCCTGATTTGCTAATTCCGATGCTCGATCAAAACGTTGATCAGCAGATAATGATCTAATTTCAACTACTTGCGCTTGGCTAAGTTGTCCATTAGCCACAGCTTGTTGTAGTAATCGTTGACCTTCAGTTGTATTGGGATCAACTAAATACAACTCTGATTGTGTTTTAAGTGCATCTGCTTTTGATTGTATTCCTTGACTTGTGGCGTTTGGCGTATCTTTTGCTCTACTAACAGTGTAAGTTCCACCACCTGAATCAGTTGCAACTTCTGTAACAGTGGTCGTAGTTTGTGCTTTAATGCTCGATGGTATAGGATTAGCTTCCGTTCCTTTCGTACCACCTTCAACCCATTTTTCATAATTAAGTTGCTCAGTCTCTGCTTTAAAATAAGAAGTATAGTTATTAATATTAGCAGTGTAATCATTAATTTTTACATTGTTCTCATTAATCATACGCTGATATTCAGCAGCAGTATTTGTACTACCATTAGCTAAAGCTTTTGCCTTAAGCTTTTCTAAATTAGCATTACGATTTTCAAGAACCGTTCTATTAGCTTGCAAATCTGCCTGTGATGGTACTTTTGATGACATAACTCTACCCTTATTCTTATATTTATTATTTTAAAAAGTCGTATTTTTATCTATAATAGTCGTAGTAAATAATTCTCTAACTCCTGTATAAATCCAAATTTCTTGATTTTTTGTTGTAACTGTGCAACAATACAGGTATTATAACATTTGGAACCCTATGACAGTCATTAAATACCTTAATAATAAGGACATACTCAAAGAAATACATTTAAGCAAGAATACCTACTGCAGTTTTACTGAACCACAAGACCATCAATATGATTATATTATTGATTATGAAGAAGGTGTTATACTTGAAGACAGTTTAAAAATTGCGCTTAAGCCTGAAGTCATACAAAAAGCAAAAGAAAATCGTGCCTATCGTTTAGGCATAGAAAGTGGTACAAAAATTGACCCTACTACAATTGAACACAGTGACCTAGTATTCAGAGTGATGACATGGGATCATATTCCACTAGCACCAAAACAATCACGTAAAGTTGACAAGAAGAAATCAGCACGTGAATTATTTGATTTTGAATTTGATGATGAACCACTTTTTGATGATTTAGACGATCCAAAATTAAACAAAGAAATGGGCATGAGTGATATGAGTCATGTTCGTGTTAATTTTCCACCCTTCCAACATTTTAAATACGCAGTAGCAGGTAATCAAATGTACTGTGTTGGTAAATCACATTGGAAAGGAGATATTTACACAGGATATTTTGACAAAGATAAAGGTCAAATTACTAATAAACTAGCTAAAATGTATCTTATGCTATGCGAAAAGTATGCCATGAGGTTTAATTGGCGTGGATATACCTACAATGATGAAATGCGTGGAGCAGCTATTTTACAATTGACTTATGTTGGTTTACGCTTTAACGAAGCTAAATCAAGTAATCCATTTGCTTACTATACCGCAGCTATTACTAATTCATTCTGTCGAGTATTGAATACAGAAAAGAAAAATCAAGGCATACGTGATGATATCCTAGAAGCTAATGGGTTAAACCCAAGTTGGTCACGTCAGTTTGCTGAAGAATCCTAATTAGTTGACACTGTGGCAATCTTTATATAGATTGTATTGATGAGTAATTTATTTAAAAAAGCAGCAGTTTTTACAGACATACACTACGGTTTAAAGAACAATAGTATACAACATAATGAAGACTGCCTAAAATTTACGGATTGGTTTATCTCCAATGCTAAAAAACATGGGTGTGAAACATGTTTTTTTCTAGGAGACTACCATCACAATCGTGCTACTATCAATGTACTTACCCTTAACTATAGCTTAAAAGGGTTAGAAAAACTTAACGAAAGCTTTGAACGGGTGTATTTTATACCTGGAAATCATGATTTGTATTACAGAGATAAACGTGATATACAAAGTGTAGAATGGGCACGTTACTTACCTAACGTAGAAATTTGCAATGATTGGGTGGTTCGTGATGATGTAGTTATTGCACCATGGTTATGCGGTGATGACTACAAACATATACCAAAATTACAAGGCAAATATTTGTTTGGTCATTTTGAACTACCAACTTTTTATATGAATGCTATGGTAGAAATGCCCGATCATGGCGAAATCAATCGCAATGACTTGCATCATTTTGACCATGTTTTTACAGGACATTTCCATAAACGCCAAACTAAAGGAAACGTAACATATATTGGAAACGCATTTCCGCATAATTATAGTGATGTAAATGATGATGAGCGTGGTATGATGATTTTAGAATGGGGAGCAAAACCAATTTTTGAAAGTTGGCCTAATCAACCTAAATTTCGTTCATATACTTTATCGGAAATTTTAGATAAGCCTGATGATTTACTCATACCTAATTCTAATGTACGTATTACTATAGACAAAGAAATAAGCTATGAAGAATCAAGTACCATTAAGGAAACAATCATGAATGAATATAAATTACGTGAAATGACTATGATTCCACAACGTGTTGATATTGAAACTGACACTACAGAACATGTAAACTTGCAATTTCAATCAGTTGATGCCATTGTATTATCTCAAATAGAACAACTAGATGCAGGTGCTTATGATAAGCAACTGTTACTTAATATCTACAAAAACTTATGATTATTATTAAAGAACTAACAATTAAGAACTTCTTATCTGTTGGCAATGTAACACAAAAAATACACTTCAATCGCAGTGACCTTACTCTTATACTAGGCGAAAACCGTGATTTAGGCGGGGATGGTGCACGTAATGGCACAGGAAAATCAACGATAGTACAAGCTTTATGCTATGCATTATATGGTACTGTGCTGAATAATATCAAAAAAGATAACCTAATTAACCTAACTAATGGTAAAGGTATGCTTGTTACCGTTGATTTTGAGGTGAATGGTAGTGAATATCGTATTGAACGTGGTCGTAAACCAAATACACTTAAGTTTTTTGTTGATAATACTGAACAAGAATTTAGTGAAGATGAAAATGAAAGTCAAGGTGATAGTCGTGAAACACAGCTTACTATTGAGTCTGTTATTGGTATTTCTGCTGAGATGTTTAAGCATATTGTTGCCTTAAACACTTATAATGAACCATTTCTTGCACTTAAAGCAGCAGACCAACGTGAAATTATTGAACAATTACTTGGTATTACATTGCTTTCTGAAAAAGCAGAAGGTATCAAAGAACTTAATCGTAACGTAAAAGAACAAATTCAAGCAGAAGAATTTAAAATACGTGGCTTGCAAGATGCTAATACTAAAATTCAAGAACAAATTGATAGCCTAAAACGTAGACAAACACTATGGTTGGCTAAGAAAGATGAAGATATTACCACATATACTAATCAATTAATAGAATTGTATAAGATTGATATCGATCAAGAAATAGCATCACATCGTTCTTTGGTTACTTATAATGATAACCAAACCAAATTAACCACTGCCAAAACGCACTTAGATAGTGAAATGGCTAAACTTAGTAAACGTTATAACGATGCAGTCATTGCCTACAAACGTGAAAAAGACACAATAGTCACACAAATGAACAGTTTGAAAAATATTGATATACATATCGAAATTTCAAACTTGAAAATTATTTCTGAAATTAGAGAAAAAACAATTACACGTGACAATACTAAGAAATTATTTGATGCTAGTAACGCTACTTGCACACGCTTAAGCAAAGATATTGCTATTATTAACGCAGAATTAGTTAAATTATACGATCACAAATGCTATGCATGTGGACAAGATTATCATGATGAAACACATAAATTTACGCTAAAGAGCAAAGAAAATCAATTAGCTGAACTACAAGCTGATTTAGCTACAGCAGAAAATCAATCGCAAGAATATAATACAATATTAAATGGTATTGGTACGATTCCATCCATTCCTGCTGTTCATTATAAAACGTTAGAAGATGCCATCAATCATAAGTCAACAATTGATTCATTAGCTGATAAAACCATAAAATTACAGGAAAACTTTAACAAAACCCAAAGTTTGTATGAAAATGATGTGGATGCTTTGAACAAGCAATATGATGATACTGTGCGTGAAATCGGTGAACTTGGTACAAAACCTGTTACAGTGTATAAAACATTGGAACAAGCATTAAAACATCAAAGTACGGTAGAAAAGTTAGAGCAATCGTTAGAAAGACGTGTAGAAGAAGTTGACCCATACAGTGATCAAATCAATGATATGGAGAGTAATAGTATTACTGAAATATCTTATACTATGTTAAATCAGTTAACTACTACGTTAAAGCATCAAGAATACTTGCTTGATTTGCTCACTAATAAGAAATCCTTTGTTCGTAAGAAAATTATTGAACAAAATCTAAATTATTTGAATAGTCGTTTGACATTATATTTGGATAAGATGGGTTTACCGCATCGTGTTAAGTTTCAAAATGATTTATCGGTTGAAATTACTGAACTTGGGCGTGAGTTAAGTTATGGTAATTTTAGTCGTGGTGAAAGCACAAGGTTAATATTATCCCTATCATTTGCTTTTAGGGATGTATGGGAAAATCTATATCAAGGTATTAATTTATTGTTTGTTGATGAAATGATAGACAATGGATTAGATAGTGTTGGTGTAGAAAATGCGATTGGATTGTTTAAAGAGCTAGGCAGACGCAGAGATAAGTCAGTGTGGTTAATTTCACATCGTGACGATTTAATGAGTCGTGTTGGTAACGTGTTACATGTCATCAAAGAGGGTGGATTTACACGGTATAGTCATATGAATGAAAAAATTGCAGTAGCAGTATAGTGTAATAAGTATCGATATGCCATCAGCAAGTAAAATTAAGGGTAGTACATTTGAGCGAGAAATAGCCAAATATCTATCAGATTTGTATAAAGAATCCTTTATACGTGTCCCCAATAGTGGCGCATTTATTGGTGGTATAAACACAAGTCGCAAAGAATTTTTGCATGAAGGTCAGGTAAGAAGCTTCAAAGGTGATATCATCCCAGGCGAATCTTTCAAACTCCTCAACATTGAATGTAAAAACTATGGTGATTTTTCCTTTCATCAATTACTAACTAGTTGCAAAGTATTAGATAATTGGTTAGACCAATTGATGGAAGTAAGTGATGAGCATGATTTAAATGTACTTTTTATGAAATTCAATCGTAAAGGTCGTTATATTGCTGTACAATGGCATCATCAGTGGGAATTAATCAATTACAGTGTTTACAAAAACAATACCCATGGTATATGGGTTATATCAGAATTAGAACATTTTTTTAAATTAAACTCAGGTCGTTTTAAACTTTTATCTCAACATACTTAGGTCTCCTTAGGTCTAACATCTTACTTTTACTCCAATTTAGGTCTTTATTATAGAACAATAGGTTTGGTTGCATGACCTGTAACGCAACGTAGGTACACTAATTAAAGTTGGTTAATGCCTTGGCTGAGTTCTACAGCAGCTTCAATAGACTATCCCCAAGACCCATGTGGTTGTAAGGACGCTATAAACGGATGCCCATTGGTAGTCACGTTTCTATTGTCGTAATAGTTGAATCTACTGTAAAGTAGGTTAGGGTAAAAAGTATTTTTTATCAAGTGCTCGATCATAATAATAGTGGAAAAGGGTCGAGACTGTGTTAATAGCTAACTCACTGAGGTTATTAACGTTACAGTGTATGCGGTGTGTTTCTTGTACAAACAAGTTTTGGGGTGATATAGTCAAACCTACCTGAATAAAATGCACGAAGTGAGCACCTTCTACGAGAGTGGGCGGGGAAGAAGAACCAAATGTGTGGATTATTGCAACTGTAAAAAGTTACATTTATCCACCTTTTTGCAAAAAAGATAAACGGAAAAATAATAATAAAAAAAAATATGAGTGTACGTGGCTGAAGCGATAGCGTAAGCTTAGTACACGAATAGATGACCTTTGGTCATCTTAAAAGAATGGTAATCCACTTTTCTTAGTAACTTCTAGATTTTCATCAATTAACTTGTTAATAATATTAGTTTCAGTTGGTGAAAGATTCATAGCATCAACATATGATAATGAACCACGCATATACCATGCTGCTTTTAAAGCATTGCGTTTAATAATAGTAACTTCTTCTTCGTATCCTTTTACTAGCTTCTCTATATCATCTTGTGATAGATAGAGAAGCCTCATTCGAAAAAATCGGTAACACTAAATGTTATAGTTTGATTATATTCGTGTTGGCAACTTACGCATTTAAATCGTAATGGTTTAGATTGACTACTTTCACGCAATTCTATATTGTGATCACGTATTGTGTCATACATTTTCTTATCACAGTTTTGTAAAAAATCCAAGATAAAAGGTTGATTTGATACACTAGTTTCAGGTGTTCTAATATATTCTATATTTTTAGATAGAATTTTTTGTGTTAAGTTGTTCATACGTACTAGCAATTCACTAGCTGCTTTATTCTTAACCTCACCATCCTCATAATTTTCTAATTGTGCTAAACCACGTTGTATTTCAAATTGTTCAGCACTAGCATTATTATTATCTTGGTAGGTAGTTGACCTAAACTTGATTGCTAAATCACCTACAACTAATTCAGTATTATAGTCACCAACTTGAATAGTGCTTATTAATTTTGAAAGGTTAATACCATAACGATTACTATTTTTACATGCAGGACAATTTGTGTCTACGTCCATTTCATCACCGTTAGTGGCTATACGAATTGATATTAATACAGTTTCTAAGTCAGCATTAAGTAATAACCATGGATTTTTAATGGTTGGTACACAACTTTGAATGATGGAGACTACTGCTGAACCATTATACAAAGCATCAGGTGTACGTGCAGTAATTTCATCATTTGCAGTCATTGGGTATACAGGAAGTTCACCTGTTGGTGGTAAATCTACGATTTCTGATGAATATTTGTAGTTGCTAGGTAAACGTATATGTATAGCAGGTCTGCGAAAATACTGCTTAAGTGGGTTGTTTTCCATGGTGAAGTTAAATCTCCGTATATATAATTTGATAAATATATTTAATCCTAAAAAATTGACATATAAAAAATGGCAGACCAACTTGATCCTGAATTAATGCGTCAGCTCAATGATAAATTCACTGAGTTATCAAATTCTATTACTACGATTGGCACTATTTCAGCCAAATCAATGAAATCAGTGGAGGACAATACTCAAAAAGTTGACAAAAATACATCATCTACTGAAGATAATACTAAAGCAACGGATGAAAATACTAGTTCAATCAAGCGTAATACTACTGCAGTAAACAGTCAGTTAAAGACTACGGAAAAAAATACTCAAGCATCTTCTGATCAAACTGATGTTATTAAAGAAGCTAATAATGCTATAAAAAATCAAGCACAAGCGGTTGGTGCTAGTAAAAAAACATTTGATGATTTAACAAAAGCCACTAATCAGCAATTTAAATCATATATGGCAACTGAGGTTGCAAAAGAGCAAATAAGTGGTGCATCAGCAAAAGCTCAGCAAGAATTAAATTCTAGACTAAAACTATCAAGCATTGGAATGGAAGTATTCCAAACAGGCGTAGAGGGTGTTAAGAAAGTTTTTGATGCTGCGATTGATGCGCAAATGAACTATACTAAAGCTTTGTTGCAGGGTACACGTGGTTTAGGTTTGGAAGCGCAGCGTAGAGAAACTGAAGGCAAAGCTGTAAACCAAGTTATACGTGATTTTGGCAACTTAAGTATGTCGATTGGTGGATTGATGGTGGCGTTAGGACCGTTTGGTATAATTGGTCGTATTGTAGGTTTGGTTGGAGTAGGTGTTGGTATTTTGGCACAGTATGAAGCAAAAGCACGAGATTTTGCTTTGGAAGTGGCTACTATTACTGAACAGTTAAAAGATAAACTGTTTGATACTTTCAAAGATTTAAGTAATTCTGCTTTAACTACTGCAGGAGGTATGACCACATTACGTGCTCAAATGAAGAAGTTTGATTTTGCTATGGCTGAAGTTGGTCAATTTGCAGCCGTAATAAAAGGTGCGGGTAAAGAGTTATCACAAATTGGTGGTTCTACAGTTAAAGGTTTAGAAAACTTTGTTGAAACTGCTGCAGATTTGTTTGAAAGTCAACTTGGTAAAGAGTTGCAATACATGGGCTTGGATCGTGAAGAACAAATGAAAGGAACATTAAAGTTCTTAAGTTTACAAGCTAGATTAGGTGTTCAACAAGAAAAAGACATTAAAAAGTTATCACAATCAGCAGGAAAATACATATCAGAATTAGACCAATTAGCTACGCTAACAGGTATAACACGTCAAGAACAAGAACAAGCACGTGAACAAGTTATGGCAATTGAGGAATTACGTGCTGCTTTAGTGGAAGAAACTGCAAAAGGTGCTGCTGCAGATAAAGGTCGCTTAAAAGTATTAGAAGATGCCATACAAGTATCTACTGTATTAACTGCAGAAGGCATGAAAGAAGCAGGTGCTTCATTAGCTAGAACAGTTGCTGCAGGTGGTGTAACAAGGGCTGAAGATGCTAAATTATTACAAACTGCACCACAATTTTTACAGAATATGATGCAAGGTGTGGGTAGTGTAACCGACAATTTACAATTATTTGGTAAAGAATCTAAACAAACATTGACACAATTGTCAAGCGCAGTAAAAGTATCAGGTGATATTGGTAAGGAAATAGCAGCAGTTGACTACGCAAAATTATTTGATTTCATACCAAAAATAGATAAGATTGCAGAATTACAAAAACAATTCCCTGAGAAAACATTACCACAAATCGTAGATGAAATGCGTAAGGTAACCGATCCCGCTACTAAAGCAGTACAAGATTTAATAAATGCTCAAAGAAAAGACGCAATTGCAAAAGAAGAATCAGGTGGAGGAATAAAAGGGGCAGCGGATTTACTAAAGTCAGGTGCACAAATATTTGGTATAAATGTTGAAAATTTTGGAAAATATGTACGTCAATTATTAGGAATAAAAGACACTGCTAAGGTAGAAAAAACTGAAGCAACTAAAAAAGCAGAAGCTAAAGTAGAAGAAAAGAAAAAAATTACTGATATAGCCACTGAAAAAGCAACTGCTGCATCCATGGCTGAGGATCAAGCTAAGAAAGAATTAGCCGAACTATATAAAAAGGGTGACGTTGCAGGTGTCGAAGCTAAAAAAGTTGAAATACAAAAATTAACTGACGAGCGTATGAAAGCTGAACAAGAAATGATGGTTGCTTCACGTGATCAATCACAAGCTGCTTTAGAAGCTTCAAACCAACGTAAAAAAGATATACGAGAAGTAAACCAACTTGATGATAAAATAAGATTTTATAAAGATTCAATTAATCTTAACAATATGAAAATTGATTCATTATCAAAAGACCAAGTTGAATTAAATATAGAACTTAAAAAATCAACGGGATTTGCTAAATTAGAAAATGAAAATCGATTAAAACATCTTACTCGATTAAGAGAATTAGCAGAAAAAGAAGTAAAAGAAGCAGAAGAAAATATCAAAAAAAGTGAAGAACGTAAAAAAGAACTAGAAAAGAAAACGTCTACCGCTACCCCAACCCCTGCAGCATCTTCACAAGAACGTAAAGAATTTGTGGACAAAATGTATGCAACATTACTTGAGCAAGCTAAAAAACAAGGTGTTGCAAATCCTGAAGTTGTTGCTAGATTAGGTGTTGCTCAATCTGCTTTAGAAACAGGGTATGGTAAATCCACTGCAGGTGGTCAAAATTATTTTGGTATTAAAGCAGGTAAAGGTCAGCCTAGTGTCACTGCGGAAACTGAAGAATTTGATGCAGCCAAAGGTGTAATGGTCAAACAACAAGCTGCGTTTAAAAAATATAGTAGCATGGAAGAATCTGCTGCTGATTATATTAAATTCTTAAAAGAAAATCAGCGATATAAGGAAGTATTAGCAGCAAAAACACTTGACGAGGCTATTCTAGCACAAAGTATGTCAGGTTATGCTACTGATCCACGTTATGGACAAAAATTAGCAACTATTAACCAAAATATCGCACAAGAGCCAGGAAAAATGTTCGATGGTGGCGTAGTAACTAAACCGTTAACAACCACATTACGTGATGGTGGACAAGATGAAGCAGTTATTCCATTGAATAAGTTAGCAGATTTAATACCTATAAAGTCATTAGTTGATGCTATAGAACGTCAAACAGCAATGTTAACCCAAGGTTTTGAGAACATGACTGACAAATTAGCTGAAAATAATAGCATGGTAAGTGACCAATTATTGTACATGCAGAACTAAATTATAAATACAAGATGCCATTAAAAAAGAAATTTTCTAATTTTCACGGTTCACTATCTCCTATAAGTGGTGGTAATAGCAATACAGGAGCATGGAATGCAGGTGCGGGACAAGAACCAACAGGTGCTTGGAACAATGATTTTGCTTTTCGTAATTACCAAAGTCGCTTACCTGAAGTATATACAGGTCATCCAAATCGTATAGAACGTTATAATCAATATGAAATGATGGACGTTGATCCTGAAATTAATGCATGTTTGGACATTCTTAGTGAGTTTAGTACACAGATTAATCAACAAAATAATACACCATTTGAGTTAATCTTCAATGATGAGCCTACTGATGTAGAAGTAGATTTGTTAAAAAAACAATTACAGCAATGGTGTAAACTAAACGAATTTGATACTAGAACATTTAAAATATTTCGCAATACAGTAAAGTATGGTGATCAAGTTTTTGTGCGTGATCCTGAAAACTTTAAACTGTATTGGATGGACATGACTAAAGTTGTTAAAGTCATTGTTAACGAAACTGAGGGTAAAAAACCTGAGCAGTATGTAATAAAAGATATCAACCCAAACTTACAAAATTTAACTATTGCTGAAAAAACAACAACTGATTTTCAGGCACAACCACCTACAGCAGGTTATAGTGCGCCATACTCTTATACTGTACCCAATGAACCATATGGTACTACAGGTACACGTTTTAGTTTAGGTATTAATGAATTTGCTGTTGATGCTAAGCACATTGTACACCTATCCTTAACTGAAGGATTAGACCGTTATTGGCCTTTTGGACAAAGTATATTAGAAAATATCTTTAAAGTATACAAACAGAAAGAATTATTAGAGGATGCGATATTAATTTATCGTGTTCAACGTGCGCCTGAGCGTAGGGTGTTTAAGATTGATGTAGGTAATATGCCATCACATTTAGCAATGCAGTTTGTTAATCGTATTAAAGATGAGATACATCAACGCAGAATACCTAGTGTGCATGGTGGTAGCAATGTGTTAGATGCAACCTATAACCCATTATCAATTAATGAAGATTACTTCTTTCCAACAACTGCTGAGGGACGTGGTAGTAGTGTCGAAGTACTGCCTGGCGGTCAAAACCTTGGTGAAATTGATGATTTAAAGTATTTTAACAATCGTTTAGCACGTGGTTTGCGAATACCAAGTTCATACTTACCGACAGGTCCTGATGATCAAACCACACCATTGAATGATGGTCGTGTTGGTACAGCAATGATTCAAGAGTTTCGTTTTAACAAATACTGTGAACGTTTACAAGGTTATATTGCAAGAAAGCTAAATGAAGAATTTAAGTTATTCTTGCGTTGGCGTGGTTTTAATATTGATAGTGGTTTATTTGATATTAAGTTAAATGAACCACAAAATTTTGCTAGTTATCGACAAGCTGAATTAGATACTGCACGTGTTAACACTTTTAATACTATGGCAGCATTGCCATACATGAGTACACGTTTTTGTTTAGAACGTTTCTTAGGATTAACACAAGAAGAAATCAAGAAAAATCAAGAATTGTGGCATGAAGAACGTAATAAACCTGATGACATGGAAGCTAAAGGTTCTGACTTACGTAGTGTTGGTATATCTACAAGTGATATAGAACAAGATTTAGAATCAGCAGAAACCTTAGATGCTGAAGAAAATATGCCACCTGAAGGAGGTGAAGCTGCTGAAGTTACCGCACCTGTGGGTGGACCTGAAACAGCACCTCAACCCCCACCTGCAGGTACTTAGGATAAATAAATTTATGTACTTAATGGAATTTTACAACGCTGCGCCTAAAGGAATGCAAGATGTGGAAGATGATCATAGTCAACCACGTTGGGGTGAATCACGTAAAACTAAGGGTTTAACATTAGCAGCAATCAATAAAATTAGGCGTTTTAAAGAAGTTAGAACATACGAACGTGCTGAAAATTTGAAAAAAATTCGACAACAATATTCACCACCTGCCCCTGAGGGCGGTCTATAATATAGTATAAAATTTTATACTAATCCGTATATTTTCTCCAAAAACGTAAAAAAATAGCACTTTTAGCTATGTTTTTTTAGATATAAGGTAAATAAAACTAGCACAAGCCATTTACCTAAAGGAGAATACATTAAATGTCTACAGCAAAATTTGAAAAGCTGATTGATCTTATTATCAATGAGGATCAAGAGCGAGCAGAACAATTGTTTCACGAGATTGTAGTTGAAAAGTCACGTGAAATTTACGAGAACCTCATGGACGAAGAAGTCAATGAGGATATGTCTACTGATCTATTAGACGAGATCGAGAATGAAGAAGCAGGAATGCATGGCATGACTGAGGCAGATGAAGAAACAGATGAAATCGAGGATATGGATTTCGATACTGATACTGCTGATATGGATGCAGATGCTGCTGACATGGATGCAGACGCAGCGGATATGGAAATGGATGCTGATGTGGGTGATGATGAAGCACCTGCAACAAAGGGTGACATTCAAGATTTAGAAGATAAGCTAGATGAACTCATGGCTGAATTTGAAGCAATGATGGGTGCAGAAGGTGAGGAAGAAGAGGAAGAGGGTGAGGAAGAAGAGGAAGAAGGCGAAAGCATGGTTGCTGAAGCTATTGCTCTTAAACAAGTTGGTGGAGCTACCTATGACAAGTTTGCCAAGGGTGGTGATCACGGAGCTAACACCAAGAGTCCTGCATTGACCAAACCTAAAGTTGTACAAACAGGTGCAGGTCCTGTAAATTTCTCAGGTGGTGGTGATGAGTCAGTCCCAACAAGTCCTAAGGCAAATACAGGATATTTAAAGCATGGTGGTGATTTAATGAGTGGTGCAAAAAATGCCCCAGGCTCAACCTTCAACGAAAAAGGTGAATCCACACCAAAACCTGTAACAAAAGATGCAGCATCTGACAAGCGTAGTCCTGTAGCAGAAAGTAAAAAATCTGTTAAAAAAGTAGTGCGCTAAGGATTAAAGCACCATGGCATATTTGCGTGAACACCTTACCTTTGACAGAGCAGGACTAATTGTCGAGTCTGTCAAAGAGGGTGATGAAAAAACCAAAGCACTTTATATGAAGGGTATTTTCATACAAGGTGGTGTAAAGAATGCTAATGAGCGTGTATATCCTGTTGATGAAATTGAACGTGCAGTAGAAACACTGAATGGACAAATCACAGAGGGATACAGTGTACTAGGTGAAGTAGATCATCCTGATGATTTAAAAATTAACTTAGACCGTGTGTCCCATATGATTGTCAACATGTGGATGGATGGACCAAATGGTTATGGTAAGTTAAAAATATTACCAACACCTATGGGAAATTTAGTATCTACTATGTTAGAGAGTGGTGTAAAGTTAGGTGTATCAAGTCGTGGTAGCGGTAATGTCAATGATATGAATGGTCGTGTAAGCGATTTTGAAATTGTAACGGTTGATATTGTTGCACAGCCAAGTGCGCCTAATGCTTATCCAAAGGCTATCTATGAGGGTCTAATGAACATGAAAGGTGGTCATCGTGTGCTAGAAAACTTAAAAGGTAGCAAGTTAGATAAGGATGCACAAGTTCAAAAGTATTTAAAGGAATCAGTTGTTAACCTAATTAAGGAGTTGAAATTAAAATGATTTCAACTTTACTAATGCCCGTCAGTTCGGGGTTATACGGACTAACCACTATAGGGGAACATACAAATGTTTGATGCTATTAAGCCATTGCTTGATAACGGCATCATCAATGAGGACACAGGTCGTGCAATTAACGAGGCTTGGGAATCTAAATTGATGGAAGCACGTGAGCAAGTACGTGCTGAATTGCGTGAAGAATATGCAAGAAAGTACGAGCATGATAAAAATGTAATGGTTGAAGCCCTAGATAAGATGGTATCAGAAGGACTCCAAGCTGAAATTTCGGAATTCCATGAAGAGCGTAAAGCAATGAATGAAGACCGTGTTAAAGCTAAAGTTGCATTGCGTGAAAACGCACGTAAATTTAATGATTTCATGGTAACTAAGTTAGCAGAAGAAATTAAAGAATTACGTGCTGATCGTCATGCACAAATGGAAGGTCGTGAAAAATTAGAGCAGTTTGTTGTACATGCATTAGCACGTGAAATTAAGGAATTTGCTGAAGATAAAAAAGCTGTTGTCGAAGCCAAAGTGAAGTTAGTAGCAGAGGCACGCACACAGTTAGAAACATTAAAAGCAAAATTCGTAGCAGAAAGTGCTAAGCGTATCAATGAAAGTGTTACTAAACATCTTAAGGGTGAATTAAGTCAGTTGAAAGAAGACATCAAGGTAGCACGTGAGAATACCTTTGGTCGTCGTTTATTTGAAGCATTTGCTACAGAATTTAGTGCAACGCATCTCAATGAGAAAGCAGAAACACGTAAATTATTAGCACAATTAACTTCAAAAGATCAACAATTGGCTGAATCCATTGCTGAAGTAAAGAAAGCTAAAACTTTAGTTGAAAGTAAAGAGCGTGAAGTTCGCATTATAAAAGAAAGTAACCTACGTGAAAAGACCATGGCAGAATTGCTTGGTACATTAAACGAGGAAAAAGCTGTTGTAATGAAGGGCTTGCTCGAAAGTGTGCAGACAGGAAAGCTAAAATCTGCATATGATAAGTATCTACCTGCAGTACTTAACCAAGGTGCGGATAAACCCGCTACTAAAAAGCAAATGATTGCTGAAAGTGTTGAAGTAACAGGTGATAAATCTGCCGTTAAGAAAGATGTTGAAGTCGAGGAAGAACGTGATAACGTGATTGCGATCAAACGTTTGGCAGGGCTTTAATTTGACATATATACAGGAGATAAAATAGAAATGTCTAAAGTACTATTAGAAAGCCGTTGGGGTGAGACAAAAGAAGCCCTTCTAGAAGGTCTCAAAGGAACTCGCCGTTCAACAATGAGTGTTATTTTAGAAAACACTCGCAAACAGTTGCTTCAGGAAAGCAGTGCAGGAACAACTACAGCAGGTAACATTGCTACACTTAACCGTGTAATTCTACCCGTTATTCGCCGTGTTATGCCAACCGTTATCGCTAACGAGTTAGTTGGTGTACAGCCAATGACAGGTCCTGTTGGTCAAATTCATACACTTCGTGTTCGTTATGCTAATAACATGAACGATACAAGTGCTGCACAAACAAGTACCGTAGCAGGTGAGGAAGCATTATCACCATTCAAGATTGCACAAGCTTACTCATCAGCAAGTAGCGTAACAGCAGGTGTTGTTAACACAACACAATCACGTTACACAGCCGCTGATACAGCAGTTCTTGAAGGTAGTGGTGGTCGCCAAATCAGCGTACAAATCTTACGTCAAGCTGTTGAAGCTAAATCACGTAAGTTGCAAGCACGTTGGACTTTTGAGGCAGCACAAGATGCACAGTCACAGCATGGTATCGATGTTGAAGCTGAAATCATGGCAGCACTTGCACAAGAAATTACTGCTGAAATTGACCAAGAAATTCTCTTGTCATTACGTAGTCTTGCTGCAACAGAGTTTACATACAACCAAGCTACAGTATCAGGTACAGCTACATTCGTAGGTGATGAGCATGCTGCTCTTGCAGTATTGATCAACCGTGTTGCTAACTTGATCGCACAGCGTACACGCCGTGGCGCAGGTAATTGGTGTGTTGTTTCAAGTGAAAGCTTGACAATTCTTCAAAGTGCTACAACTTCTGCTTTTGCTCGCACAACAGAGGGTACATTTGAAGCACCAACAAATACTAAATTGGTTGGTACATTGAACAACGCTATGCGTGTTTTCGTTGATAGCTATGCTCCAACAGGTACAGCAGTTCTTGTTGGTTACAAAGGTAGTAGCGAAACAGATGCAGCAGCATTCTATTGCCCATACATTCCATTGATGAGCAGTGGTGTTGTTCTAGATCCAACAACGTTCGAACCTGTAGTATCGTTCATGACTCGCTATGGTTATATCGAGTTAACGAACACAGCATCATCTTTTGGTAATGCTGCTGACTACGTTGGAGAAATCGCTGTTCAGAACGTATCGTTTCAGTAATCATTATTTTCTAATTTTTTTTAGAAATATTAAAGGGTACTTCGGTACCCTTTTTTATTGACATAATTTATAAAATAATATAAATACATGTTATATTCAAATGTTATTGGATCTAATATGAAAGATAAAATTTTAGAAATTATTGCAAACAATCCCAAGCATTATGTAAAGATGATAAAGCGTAATGTAGAATTGAATAATTGGGTAATAGAACATTCTAAAGTGCACAGTGATAATGTAGCATTATGTATATATAGTGCAATTAATAATGTGTCCAATGTATGTCAGTATGGAAAAGAAAAGAAGTTTGGTGGTTTATCAGTAGGATTGCGCAACTGTGGTACAGCAAAAAATTGTCAATGTACACGTGAACAAGTTGCTGAATCAGTAAAACAAACTAAACAAAGTATAACTGATGAAAATAAACAACTTATTAATAAAAAGCGAGAAGCTACTAATTTGCAAAAATATGGTGTTGCAAATATTGGACAAACCAATTTTGCTAAATTAGCACATACTCAATTTTATTTAAATTCATGTTCTAAAAAACAAATTGAACAAAAAACAGCTAAACAAGTTGGATATGAAAAATTTTCACATTATGTAGAAGATCGATATAAATTTAAGTTATTAACAAATATTGATGATTATCATGGTATTAGACAAAAAGATGCACATGAATATGTTTTTGAATGTATCAATTGTCATACACAAGTGAGCAAAAAGTTTTACCATCGTGTAGGAATAAATTGCGAAAAGTGTAATCCATACAAAGCTAGTTATTTAAGTAATGAAGAACAGGAGGTATTTGATTACATCAAAAATGAATTAGGTATCGAAAATGGTGTACAAAGTGATAAAAAAATAATTGCCCCATATGAATTAGATATGGTTTTTCACGAACAAAAAATTGCCATTGAATATTGTGGACTATATTGGCACAGTGAACTAAGTTCATTAAAGCATAAAAATTATCATAGAGCAAAGATGAAATTAGTTAATAATGCAGGGTATCGTTTAATAACTATTTTTTCAGATGAATGGTTATCTAAAAAGGAAATTGTAAAAAGTAGGTTACGTCATATTTTTGGAATTAGTAGTGAACGAGAACAGGCAAGAAAATTAAAAGTAGTTGAAGTGAGTAATAAAGAAGCTAAAGAATTTTTAGAAAAATATCATATTCAAGGGTTTGCTATTGCTCCTATAAGGTTAGGATTAATTAACAAAGATAAAAAATTACTAGCATTGATGACATTTGCTGCGGGTAGGAAGTCATTAAATTCAAATGATCAATATGAATTGGTACGATTTGCGAGTTACGGTTCAGTTGTAGGTGGGGCAGGAAAGTTATTAAAACATTTTGTGGAAAAATACAAACCTACAAAATTAATAACATATGCTGATTTAAGGTGGAGTGATGGCAATTTATATGAACGTTTAGGTTTTAATAAGATTGGTGATGCAAAGGTGGGATATTGGTATGTTAAAAATTACATGAAACGGGAACATCGTTATAATTATACAAAGCATCGATTGGTTAAAATGGGTAATGATGCAAGTATAAGTGAGTGGTCTATTATGCAAAGTTTGGGGTATGATCGTATATGGGATTGTGGTCATCAAAAATATGAAATTGTATACTTTTCATAAGTAATTATATTATTATTGCATCCTTTTTGGTTGTAGTTCTTTAATATAAAAAATATATAACCAAATAAATAGTTAAAACTGTGCCACTTGGTTTAGTTTCTACTTTTTTAGAAAGAATAAATACTATACTATGCAAATTACTAACGTAACCGCAGGATCTGGGATGGTTATAAATGGATCTCCTAACAATACTGCAGATTCAAATTTTAAAAATACAACAATGTTATTATCAGGTATGCCTGAAACATACAATAATTGTTTACAAGATGAAAGTGGATATAATTTTAGTTTAATTTCAGTTGGTGACACTAAAGTTTCGAGCTTTACCCCGTTTTCATTAGTTAATAGTGTTTATTTTAATGGATCATCAACTCTTACGACAGGTACTAGTTTAACTATTGGAACTAATAATTTTACTTTTGAGTGTTGGGTTTATGTCGCAACAGGAGCTGCATTAGGTACCATTACTTTATTTTGTAATGATATTGCTACAACAGGTTTGAATATACAAATGACTGCATCAACGGTTGGGTTATATACTACTGCCCCAAGTACTTTATTAGAAGCTACGGGACAAACTTTTATACCGAATCAATGGTATCATGTTGCGGTATCTAGAGTTGGCACAGGAGCAGGTCAAACAGGAATTTATGTAAATGGTATAAGATTAACGACAGGAACAGTAGCAACTAGTTTTCCTGCAGCAAATTCTAGACTAGGTTCAAGAAATGGTAATGTAAATTATTTAACGGGATTTATTTACAATGCTCGTTTAGTTAATGGATCAGCAGTTTACGATCCTACAACTACTACACTTTTTAATCCCCCATTATCACCGTTAACAGCGGTAACAAATACAGCTTTACTAACTTGTATATACAACAGATTTAGGGATGGAAGTACAAATAATTCGACATTTACTGTATCAGGAACTCCCAACGTACATCTTTTCAATCCTGCATCAATATCTAATAGACAATTTTTTGGACAAACTAGTGGATCAATTTTATTTGACGGGACAGGAGACTACATAACGGGACCATCAGGAAGGCTTGCGTTTTCTTTTAGGTCAGCAGATTTTACAATTGAATGTTTTCTATATTTGACAGCATTAACAGCAGCTGGTGCTATTTGTGGAGTATGGACAGGCACTGCTTCAACTTCACAATGGCTTTTTACTCAAGGTAACACACTTGGTACTGCACTACGTTTTGGAATGTCTGATGGTACAACAACTACATTTGTCGAAAGCACTGCCGCTTTAGTTATAAATCAATGGATGCATGTTGCGGTGTCAAGACAAAGTGGTACTTTACGAATGTTTATAAATGGAACACAGGTGTACAGTGCTGCAGGTTCTACTACAATGCTTACTACATCAACAGTTCTGTCAATTTTTTCAGTTTCAGATGGAACAGTTACGAGTGCAGGGTACCTATCTAATTTACGTATACTAAATGGGACAGCTTTATACACAGGTAATTTTACAGTACCAACCACTCCGTTAACTTGGACTCCTACAACTAGCTTATTAACTGCAAAATATTCTTTTGCTCCAAATTCTTATATGATGTACGATCAAAGTGTAAATCAATATAATTTTACAAGAGCGAATGTAGTGATGACAAATACATTTACACCATTTGCAACGAATGGATGGAGTAATCGTTTTAATGGCTCATCTGCGTTAACTATAGCATCTAATACGCAACTTGCTCCTGGTACAGGAAATTTCACAATTGAAGGATGGGTTAGGTTTACAGCTTTTCCTGCAGCATCGGGAACAGCGGGTATATGCCAAAATGAATTAACTATAACATCAGCAGCAACAAATGATAAATTTTGGTTTGGATTATATAATAATGCAGGTGCCTATAATTTAGTATTAGGGCGACATACCATTACTTGGAATACTACATCATACGTTGCTTGGACACCATCTTTAGGCGTTTGGTATCATGTTGCTGCTGTGATAAATTCAGGTACAACTTTATTGTTTATTGATGGCATTAGCCAATCCGTAACAAATAATACGTATTTTAATGGAGTTTCATTATCACAAAATGGATTTGCTATTGGAGCTATTTCTAACGCACAATATTTAAATGGTAATATCAGTAATTTTAGATATGTTGTCGGGCAAGCAGTTTATACTTCAAATTTTACTCCTTCAACGGTTCCACTTACTACAACAACTGCAGGTGTTACTTCTATTAATACTAGGTTGCTAACAGCTCAGTCATATGGTTTTCTAGATAACAGTGGCGCATGTACTTTTGTTGGAAGTATATCAGCTACTACTTTAACAGTTACTTCAATTATTTCAGGACAATTAAAAATAGGATGTGTAATAAGTGGTTTGGGTGTTACTACAAATACAACAATTACTGCTTTGGGAACGGGAACAGGAGGAGTTGGAACTTATACTGTTGGAACATCACAAACAACAAATTCAGTATTCATGAAAACTAATGGTGCAGCGTTTACTTTTGTAGGAACCCCGATTGTTGATGCTTTAATGCCATTTACACCATCTACTGCTATTACACCAAATACTCCTGCATATAGTTTAACTTGGGCAGGTGGCAGCTATTATTTTGATGGAACAAACGCAGGACTTACTGCTTTTACTATAATAAATGGTAATTCAAATACTTTTTTTAATTTTTTACACAACACTTGGGCTAAATTCACCATCGAGGCGTGGATTTATCCTACAGCTACAGGAACTTTTCGATATATATGTGGAACTGCAGCAGGAAATGGCACCTCTACGCATGTAGGTGTTGCATTTTACTTAAATACTTCCAATCAATTATGCCTAGACGTTGACAGGGGTGTCAGTGCAGCTTATGTTTTTCAAAGCAGTGCGGGTGGTACAGTGTTAGCAAATCAATGGACTCATGTTGCGGTAACATACGATCAATCTTTGACTACTAATAACGCACGATTTTATATTAATGGAATGAATACATTAAGTGGAACAAAAACTGCAAATGCTCCATCGACTTCAAATTCCACATATAATTTTAGAATAGGAGAAGATGGGGCAGGAGGGGGTGATTGGACAGGTTGGATTACAAACCTAAGAGTTGCTAATGAAGTGTTATACGATAATGTTTTTATGCCACCAACTGCCCCACCTGGCTTGTCTCAATACACAGCATTATTGGCTTTGGGTACAGAGGGAAGTTTTACAGATATAACAGGAAGAAATAATTTTAGAGCCGTCAGTAATGCCCAAAATAATACTGCTAACCCAAAATGGCAAGGATTATCTTCTATTTTCGTTAATGCGATTAATCAAGAGCAAGAATATACAACTGCGGGTACGTATACATTTATTGCACCTGGAGGTTTTTCATCAGTAAGTGTAGTTGCTATTGGTGCGGGGGGAAGTTCAGCTATAGCCACTGGTGGTGGTGGGGGTGGTGGTTTAGGATATGCAAATGTATCCGTAACAGGTGGTTCACCCTATACGGTAGTTGTTGGTGGGGCAGGTGGTAGAAACACAGCTACCGCAGGGGGGCAATCATATTTTTCAGCCACCAATGTTGTTGCAGGTAATGGCGGTGGTGGTTCACCAACTAGAACAGGTGGGGGATTTGTAGGAAATGGTGGTGGAAGCGGTGGGACTGGATCAAGCGTCAGCGGAAATACAGGAGGTTCAGGTGCGGGTGCTGGGGGATACGCCGGTTCTGGTGGAAATGGAAATGCAAGCGCACCTGCAGGTGGAGGTGGTGGTGGCGGTTTTAATGGAAGTAACGGATCAGGTTGGTCAGGTGGCAGTGGTGGTGGCGGGGTAGGAATTTATGGTCAGGGGGCAAGCGGTGCGGTAGGTGCTTGGACTACTGCAACCCCCTTTGTTCAAAATACAGGTGGAGGTGGCGGTTCAGGTGGCACACCAGGTGGTGGTGCAGGATCAACCGCAAGTGCAATGCCTGGTGGTGATGGTGGTTTATATGGTGGTGGCGGCGGTTCGGGGATATTAAATCAGGGAGCTGAAACAGGTGGTGCTGGAGGTAGAGGCGCAGTAAGGATTGTTTGGGGAACAGGTAAAAATTACCCTTCGACAAACGTTACATCAAATATAATAAGTGGTTATTTGATTTCAAACAACACAAGTAATTCACTAGCTTTTGGGACGGGTAATTTTACACTTGAATTTTGGATCTACCCTACTATATCAGGATCTTACACACTTATTGATACACGTGCAGCATCAACAGCAACACCTTACACAGTATCAATTGATAGTAGTAATTTTCCAAATATATATGATGGAACATCAACATTTACTAGTACAGTAGCAGTTACGGTAAACACTTGGAATTTTGTTGCATATTCAAGATCATCAGGAACTCTTAATATTTATGTAAACGGCACAAGAGGTTACAGTGCAGCTAATTCTAGTAATTTTACAGGAGCAGGAACCCTAAATTATATTACCAATAACGTTGGATTAACCTCTTATTTTAACGGATATATCCAAGATTTAAGAGCTACTGTAGGAGTTGGTCGCTATACAGCAACAACAATGGATGTACCAACTGCTCCATTAACAAGTTTTTAAAATTAAGGGAAGAAATTGATACGGGTTGTTGTGATCGATAGGTGTTGACAACTAATGGTAATAGAAATTAAAGTTGTACACAACAAAAGAAGTAGTCTACTATAACGTATAATAGATAAAAGGTAAATACTAGAGCATGATTGAAATAATCTATACTCTAGTATCTACTCATATCACAATACTTTGTGTAACCTTATATCTTCATCGTAGTCAAGCACATCGTGGTATAACATTCCATCCTATTATATCGCATTTTATGCGATTTTGGTTATGGTTAACAACTAGTATGGTTACTAAAGAATGGGTTGCAGTCCATCGTAAACATCATCGTTATACTGAAAAAATAGGTGACCCACACTCACCACATGTTTTTGGCATACATAATGTTTTATTGCGTGGTGCATGGTTATACAATGTAGCAACAAAAGATAAAAATATGATTAATCAATATGGTGTCGGTACACCAAGTGATTGGATTGAAAACAATTTATATAGTAAATACACTGTACATGGCATTTTATTTCTTCTTATTATTAATACCCTTATGTTTAATGGTTGGGGCATTGTTATTTGGTTCATCCAAATGGCATGGATTCCTTTTTGGGCTGCTGGTGTTGTTAACGGTCTTGGGCACTACGTGGGTTATCGTAACAACCATACCAACGATCAATCCAAAAATTTATTCCCAATTGCTATAATTATTGGTGGCGAAGAACTACATAATAATCACCACGATAACCCATCAAGTATAAAACTCAGCCAAAAATGGTACGAGTTTGATTTAGGATATGCATGGATAAACTTACTCAAGTTTTTAAGGTTAGCAAAATGTAAATAAGGAGATTATATGAGTTGGACTAATAAAAAACCACATTCCAAAACACCACCTTGGATCTATAGACAAACATCAAATCGTTATCACGAAGATCCAATCGGGCAAATATCCCAAAATTATTCCAACGAATTAGAAAAAAGTAAAAAACAACTTGAAGAATATAAAAATGAACCAACCAAATAAATACAGTATCTCAATCGGGATGGGAGCAATTAGGGAACCATAATAGGTTCCTTTTTTGTTTACATTGTAATTTGACTAATATCAACTGTTGCATCTACAGTTAACTGAAATTCGTCGTGAGTTTTTTGTTTTATGGTTTGAATTCTTAATCTATTGCAGTTAGCACAATAAGTTTTGTAACTATCGGATAACTTAACTAAATCTAATTGACAGGTGTGCTCAGCTTTAAATCCACATATTTCACATACAATATTTTTAATAATTTTTTTACGATATTTTTTACTATCACAACTACTACAGTATTTCCTCCATGTGGTAAATCCTAGGGCACTTGTCCTACACTTTCTAGCAGGTCTAATGTTGCAATATTGACATATAGGTCTTTTTTTATTTTTTTGCAGCATATTGTTATTTATGTCTTCAGTACTACAAAATACGCAAATTAAAAAATAAATAGTTATATCTCTATTATTTTGGATAAGAACAATGGCTCTAGAAATTATTAATATTGGTGTATTACCAAACGATGGCACAGGTGATCCTGTACGTGTTGCCTTTGAAAAAATTAATTACAATTTTAATCAAGTTCAAAGTGGTAACACATTTAGCTATGTAAGCGGTCCTGAAGATAGCGTACAATATAAGAAAACAAATGACTTACAAGCAGTTGCGGTAAAAGGTAATATTACGTTAGCTGTCGGATTTCCTGCACGTGCTTACACAAGTATTGGTAACCTAGCAACAGCCAATTGGGTTGAACAATCATTACCAACTAACAATAATATAAATGATTTAATTGTTGCAGGAGCTAATTTTTGGGGAGTTGGGGCAAACGGAACGGTAGTTACTAGTGTTGATGGTGTAACATGGGCAAATGCTATTACCGCTAGTAATGTTAACTTAAATGCGGTAATTTTTGATAGTGCTAATACATTATTTGTTACAGTAGGTGATAATGGAAAATTATTAACAAGTGGTAATGGTGTAACATGGACAACACGAACTACAGGAACATCGGAAAATTTGCATGGTATTGCATTGTCACCAAATGTTGGGTATGTTGCTGTTGGAGCAAATGGTACATTAATCTATAGTTCTAACGCTATAGCATGGACAAGTGGTAATAGCACAGTTTCAACTACACTGCGTGATATTGTATATAATGGTAATGTTTTTACTGCAGTAGGTGACAGTGGTACAGTAATTAGTAGTTTAAACTTAACATCATGGGCAAATCGTACAAGTTCAGCTAATATCAGCGTAAATTTAAACAGTGTATCATATGCAAATATTGCTAATGTATTAACATTAGTAGCAGTTGGTGCAAACGGGCAAACTTATAAAAGTGTTGATGGTAATGCGGTAACATGGACAAGCATTGTAGATCCATTATCAAGCAATTTAAACAGTATTGTTCGTGGTGCTAACGCATTTGTTGCAGTTGGTAATACAAGCGCAGTTATTAATTTAGCTGATAGTGCAAATACATGGAGTAATGTTAGTTTACCAACAAGAATGGAAGGTAATATAAACTTTTTATATGACCAACCTAATGCAAACTTGTTACTTAATGCTAATATTATACCACAAGCAAATGGTAATATTAGATTAGGTACAGCAAATAACAGAATAAACACTGCATTTTTTACTACATCAAATTCAAATACTGCTATTGCATCGAACTTATCTGTAACTAATAGTGCTATTGTAGCTAATTTAACTGCCACTCAAGCAACAATTACAACCTTTAATGTAACAGGTTTATCGAATTTAGGAAACATTTCCAACGTTACTATTTTGGGTGGAAATAATGGTTATTTTCTACAAACTGATGGTTCAGGTAATTTAACTTGGGCACCTGCAGGTAATGGAGGTGGTGGTAATGGCAGTCCAGGTGGCGCAAACACTCAAGTACAATATAATAACGCAGGTGATTTTGGCGGTGATGCGGGATTTACCTATAATGATGTAACAAATACTTTAACTGTCAACACGATTAGTTCATATAATCAGACAGTTAGTAATAATATATCAACTAATACTGCAACAGTTGTAGGAAATTTAACATCAGGTAATGCAAGCTTAGGGAATTTAGCCACTGCAAACTATATTAATGTAAATTGGGATGTATCTGCTAATGTAATATATGGTAATTATTTGTATGGAGATGGTTCAAACTTAACAAACTTACCATATTCATCAAATGCAAATTATGCCGCTTATGCAGGTGAAGCATTTTTAGTAAGTGGTTCAAATGTTGTTGGTGATGTTGCTAATGCAAATTATGCGAATTTTTCAGGTAACGCATATTCAGTTGACGGAGCTAATGTTGTTGGTGAAGTTGCTAATGCAAATTATGCTTCATTTGCTAACGTAGCAAACAGTGTAAGTAGTCCTGTTGCTAATGCAAATTATGCGAATTTTGCAGGAAATGCTTTTTCGGTAGATGGTGCTAATGTTGTTGGTGAAGTTGCTAATGCAAATTATGCAATGCATGTTGATGTTGAACCTGTATTAGATAATTTCAGTTATCATGTTGTATTGGTAGCAAATCCTGGCGACAATCATCTTAAGGTCGATGGCGATGATCAACTACAATATAACCCACAATTTGGTATTTTAACATCAAATCGTGTTGATGCAAATTTATTTGTAGGTAATGGACATTTTCTCACTGATTTAACAGGTGCTAATGTAACAGGAGAAGTACCATATGCTAACATTGCAAACTCTGTTGCTGGTGCAAATGTTACAGGAACCGTAGCAAATGCTAATTATGCAGCATTTGCAGGTAATGCAAATTTTGCATCCAATGTAGCATATGCGAATGCTTCTAACACAGCGAATTCCGCTAATACATCTAATGTTGCTATCACGGTAAGTGGTAATGCTCAACCAAATATAACAAGTGTTGGAAACCTGACAACATTAAATGTTACAGGAGCATTATTTGCAGCAACGGGTAATTTTTCAGGTAATGGGTCATTTGGTAACTTACAAGTAGTCAATCAAATACGTGTTGGTTCAAATATAATAGCTAATGTTGGTTCTAATCTTATTGCCTATGGCAATGTTGATTTTTATAATGCAACTGATGTAAACCTTGGTGAAATTACAGAATTACATATATCAGGTGGATCGAATGGTTATTTCTTACGTACAGATGGTGCAGGTAACCTAAGTTGGGCAGCAGTTTCTAATGGTGGAAATGCTGTCACCCCACCAGGCGGTTCAAACACTCAACTACAATATAATAATGATGGGAATTTTGCAGGAAGTGCAGCATTAGTATTTGACAATACAAGCAATGTATTAACTGTAAGTGGTCCGCTAGTTGCAACCCAACTTTCTGTTTCAGGTAATATTGGTGGCGCAAATGCTAATTTAGGCAACTTAGTTATTGCAAACTTTTTCCAAGGATCAGGTAATAGGTTATCAAATATACAAGGTGCTAATGTTTCAGGTACGGTAGCTAATGCAAATTATGCTGTATCTGCTAATTTTGCTAATACTGCAACCAATGCAAACTATGCCAATTATGCAAACATTGCAAGTGTTTCTAACCTTACATTATTTGCAAATACTGCAAATACTGTGGTTGTTAATGCACAACCAAACATTACAAGTGTTGGTAATTTAGTTAGTCTTGTAGTAGATGGTAATTTATATTCTAATAATTCCAATGTTGAAGGTAATGGTTCTTATGGAAACCTACAAGTTGTAAATGAAATTAGGATTGGAAATACTTTTATTGCTAATTTTGGTTCTAACCTTATTGCATATGGTAATGTTGATTTTTATAACGCAACTGATGTAAATCTTGGTGAAGTTACAGAATTACATATAGCAGGTGGATCTAACGGATATTTTCTACGTACAGATGGTGCAGGTAATTTAAGTTGGGCGGCAGTTAGTAATGGAAGTAATGCCAATGTTAATGCTGCGGGATCAAACACTCAGGTACAATTTAACGATGGTAATGCGTTTGGTGCAAGTGCAGCATTTGTTTTTAACAAAGCAGCAAATATATTAACAATTACAGGTGGAATTGTTGCATCATCATTGGGTACTACTGCTAATATTACAGCAGCAAATGCAACGCTTGGTAATTTAGTTGTTGCCAACTTCTTCCAAGGTTCAGGTAATCGTTTATCTAACATTCAAGGTGCCAACGTAAATGGTGAAGTTGCACTTGCAAATTTTGCCACTTATTCTATTAGTGCCAATTTAGCAAACACTGCCAATATTGCTAATACTGCGAACAATGCAAATTTTGCTACTTTTTCAACAAATTCAAATGTTGCTATCACAGTAAGTAATAATGCTCAACCTAATATAACTAGTGTTGGTAATTTGACAAACCTAGTAGTAACAGGGGGAATTTTTGGAAATACAGGTAATTTTACTGGAAATGGGTCATTCGGTAATTTACAAGTTATCAATCAAGTAAGAATAGGTTCAAATTTAATAACAAATGCAGGATCTAATCTTATTGCATATGGTAACGTTGATTTCTTCAATGCAACAGACGTAAACCTCGGTGAAGTGACTGAACTACATATCGCAGGTGGTTCAAATGGATTTTTTCTTCAAACTAATGGATCAGGTAATTTAACATGGGCACCTGCTTCGGGCAATGGAGGAGGTTATCCCCCAGGCGGCTCTAATACATATGTTCAATTTAATGATGGTGGAGCTTTTGGTGGAAGTGCAAATTTTTATTATAATAAAACGACTAACTTATTAACTGTAAATGGCAATATTAGTGGCAGTAATATTAATAGTTCAGGTAAAATTACTGCAACAGGAAATATTCAAACTAATTCATTTTTTGTTGGTAATGGTATTTACATTACAGGGATTAATGCTGAAACAGCCAATTATGTAACTCAACCTGCTCAATCTAATATAACGTCAGTAGGTAATTTGATATCGTTAGATATAATAGGTGACTTAACAAGCACAGGTAATGCAGCATTTTCAGGTGATATAGGTGCTAGTAACATTAACTTAACCCGAAATGTTACGGCAAGTAATGGTACATTTACGGGAACACTGAGAGTTAATTCAGCAGGAACATTAAGAAGTTTAGGTAATGTAGTTTTTGCAGGTTCACCTAATATTTCTTTAGGTACTGTAGCTAATATTCGTATTACAGGCGGCACGAATGGATATGTATTATCAACTGATGGATTAGGTAATTTAAGTTGGGTAACGCCTGGCGGGGGTGGAGGAAATGGCTCACCAGGAGGTTCAAACCGTCAAATTCAATACAATGATAGTGGTGCATTTGGTGGTAGCCCATTCTTTACTTTTGATAGTTCAGTTAACAATGTTACGATTGGGGGCAATTTAATTGCAAATACCATTACAATTGGTAGTGGCATTTACCAATTTAGTCAATCAAATGTTTATTTTGCAGCAACAACTAGTAATGCAGCAAACCAAGAAATAATTTCAATTCCCACAGCAAATCTTGCAGGTATTGATTTTACTATTCTTAGTGATGATATTGGTGGAAATATTAGAACTCTAACTAAAATTTCGTCCGTGGTATTAGGATCAGTTATTAATTATAATGAAACTAGTAGTTTAGCAGTTAATGGGTATACAGGTGATTACGTTGTTCAATATAACCCAGGCAACATCACTCTAGCACCATCTGCACAATTACTTTTTTCTCCTCAATCAGCAAATTATACTACGTTAAAAATGATGATTACAACGTATAAAGAACTGTAATTAGGTGGAAATTTGAATAATATTATAAATATATAAAAGATAGGAAAAAAAATGGCACTTAAACCACTTAATTCAGTCGGCGGTTTCTCAGTAGGGGAAATTCCATCAAACGTTATTTTAGGTAATGGAGATATTACCACTTCAAATGGTAACTTTAGCTACAGTATAGCTGCAGGAAATGTTCTTACAAACAATTTAAAGTATGCTAATGGATCACCATGGGATCTACAAGAAGCAGCAGGTGCTAACAAACAAATCCAATACAATGAAGGTAATGGTAATTTTGGTGCTAGTGCAAATTTTGCGTTTGATTTTGCCAACAATACATTAGATCTTAATGGAAATATTCTTTTAGGTGGAACACAACAAAATCAAGTTGTCAACTTAAGTAATAATGCTTTAGAAATTCGTGGTGGATGGAATGCAAGTAGCGGGTCAGCCGTTAATATTGAGGCAGGTGATTATAGTAACAGTAGTAATTGGGGTAAAATAAGCATTCAAGGTAATTTTGCAGGTAATTCAGTGGGTTTTGCTGAAGCCAATGCGTTTATTTTTTCTACACCTGGGTATGGTGCAGGAAATATTGTAAAAATAGATACACTTAATATTAATGCAACATCAAATTCAACAGGTGCTGTACAAATTGCAGGTGGCATTGGGATTACGGGAAATGCCTACATTGGGGGAAATATTTACGCCAATAATTTATCAGGTAATATTTCAGGTAATGTTACCGCAGGTGGTATTAATACTTCTGTTCAATTTAATGACGCAAATACTATTTCAGGTGGAAATTACTTCTTATGGGATAAAGTTTCAAATGTATTGACGGTTACAGGTAATATTAATTCAAACGGTTATATTGTATCACCTAACGATGCAAACATTAATCTTGAGCCAGGTGGCAACGGATTAGTCGTTATTGCTAACACCGCAGGTGGTGCAACAGCAATTGCTATGGGTGACCCAACACAAGGTAATTTAGTAAGTAATGCAGTAACATTAACAAATTCATCATCAGTTTCAAATTCAATTGCACAGTTAAATGAGGTTTTGGGTAAATTAGTTCCTCCTGCTCCCGCAAATTTCCCACAAGGATCATTATCAATAAGCAGTCTGTCTACTTATCGTATGGCTAATTTTACACAAACTGATAACACGCCTGGGGCGAACAAAAGTGTTGCAGGTGGTACTACAGTAACAACAGTACGTAGAGCAGCTTCTTATTCAACTAACACGATAGCAAATGTTGGGCCTGGTAATCAAGGGACAATTGCAGTGTATTTAAATGGTGCTGATGCAGGAAATAGAACATTAACAAATTCTTTAAATGGAAATGGAACTTATAGTAATCTAGTAATTACAAATAATGTAGACTATAACAGTGTAAATGCAAATATTCAAGCGGGTTTTTGGTCAGTTTTTTCAGCTTCAGCTTCAGGTACAGTAACTCAAGGGTGGAATGAAGTAAAAATTACAGATTCAGCAACAAGTAATACTAATATGCCATCTTGGTATTATGATGCAAGTGCGCCAGGCACACCACAAGTAACAAATACATCAATCACGGCACCTGTGTCTCCATCTTACACATATTCAAGCACTGTAGCTCATTATAATAATACTAATGCATTTACTATAACTTTTGATGTAAATCGATTAAGTGGTGATATGTATCCAACTAGCGATACATTTGTAACAGGTACTTCAGGTGGGGCATTTAGCGCACCTTCAAGCGTAACTTATTCAAGTGCAAGCATAACAACTCCATTGGCACAAAATTTATATGTGTCAAGCGGTAATGCATCAATATCAACAACATCATCAATCATTTCAGGGTTTGGTGCATCTAGCGGATCCCCATCAGTATCAGTATTAAACAGTTATGCTACGGGTACAGGATCATTTAATCCTAGTGCCAATGTATTATACAAAACAGGAACAGCTTCTACAATGGAAGAAGCTAATATTGTAATCGGTGGATCAATAGGTAGCGGAGCAGGATTGGCATTTAGAATTCTTAATCCAGGCTCAACCGATACTCCTTCATATAGTGCAAATGCTACTGCTTTTAATAGTCAATCAAGCACATTACAAACTTATGATGCCACGATTGTAGCAGCTATTATGAAGCATGATCAAACAGATTATTCAACAGGTTATTTGCCAATTGGTCCTGACTTAAGCGCAGGGCGAAGCGGATCGCAGTATTTTACATTCAAATTTGTTAGAACTTCTGTATCAAAATTTGATTTTAGATGGACGGGTACAATTGCAGGGTTATGGGTTGCGTTGCCTGGAAGCGGTATAGATACATCATCTACTTTAAATGGATGGTTAGATGCTTCAATAGCATATGCAGGGGCAGGGCAACCAGGTGCAGGTACGGGAGGTAATGGTAGTAATGGATGTGCCTTGGGAGGTACTGCACCATTAAATTCTGCGCAAACCAATAAATCAATAACCATAACTTTTGGTACTGTAAGCAGTTCAAGTACAGCATCAAATGAAATTTATGTTCGAATTAAATTGACTTCAGGTCAATCAGTAACAGCATTTTCCCTACAACCAGCGAGTAACTAAAAAATGTCAATAACAATAGCACAACAAGTTGACCTACTATATAAGCAAGCATTCGGTGTTACAAAAACGGATACTGCTAATAATAAAAGTCCTAGTAATGAATCAATACCAAGTCCATTATTAATACGTGGTGATACACTGTGGGGACAAGCTGATCAAATCCCCGCAATCGCAGCACCTGTTGCTAATGTTGTTCAGGCATATACAGGCGCAAGTGCAGTTCAAATGGCTGCAGATACAACAACTGTACCAATTAGTGGCATTTATCCTACGTGGTTAACAAATTTAACCTATTGGATACCACAAGAATTCGGCGCAACTTACGTTATTAAAATTTATGTTGATAATCCTGGAGCAGCAAATCCAACGATTACAGGTACACAAATTTTTGCGGCAGGTAGTGGTGGAACAGGCGAATATTATTATAATTACCAATCAGGTGTATTAAACTTTATTGGTCAGACCATACCTGCAGCGTTAACTTCAGGTAAGGTATTATATGCTGTAGGTTATCGCTACATTGGTGATCTCGGTGTGACCAATTTGCCAAGTAACGTTTCTCTTGGTAATTTACGAATTAATGATAATGTAATTGAGTCAATTAATTCTAATGCTAATATTGTACTTTCACCAAACGGTACAGGTCAGGTTACTACTACAGCATCATTTACGGGTAGTAATATCTTTGCAAATTATGCATTTTTAGCGAACGATTTAACAGTTAATAATATTACTACTAATGTTAACGTAAGCGTTACAGGAAATGTTTTAGGTAATTTCTTATTAGCTAATGCAAATATTATTGGTAATAATTTATATTCAAATAATAATATTGAAGCTAATGGTAACATAACAGGTAATAATTTTACTGCTAATAGCACTTTATTTGTCGGTGGTAATGCAAATATAGGCAATGGTTTTGCCGTATTTGATTCTACAGGACAAAAATTACTTATTAACGGTAATATTATTCCCGCAAATTCTAATTATTCATTAGGTAATGCTAGTAATCCATGGAATTCACTGTATGTTGCAGGTGAAACAGTTTATATTGGTAACTCAACAATTCAATCTAACACAACTACCAATACTTTTACAATAACAAATTCAGGTGGGGCACAGTTTTTACTTACAGGAAATTCAACAACTGCTACAATAAGTTCATATAACTTTAGCGCAAGTTCTAATGTTTTAGCAAATTTTGTTAATGTAAATGCAAATGTTTTAGCAAATTATATTAATGCCAATGCAAATGTATTGTCAAACAATGTTACAGTAAATTTAGAACTTGCGGGTAATACGGCAAACTTTACAGGTAATGTAATTGCACCTAACTTTTCCGCAAATTCAACAGTTTTCGCAGCTAATGCAAATATCACGGGTACGACAATTACTGATTACTTAACAGTAAATCATAGTATTAGTGGTAATACTGCTAACTTTACGGGCAATATTGATAGCGCACTTAATGCTAATTTAGGTAATGTAGCTACTGCAAATTTTGTAAAAACAAGTACCGTACTTAACGGTAATAGTAATGTTGAAATTGCAGCTAATGGTAATGTTACAGTAAGTTTAACAGGAACAGCTAATGTAGTTACGTTTAGTAACCTTGGAGTAAATGTAGTTGGTTATGTCTATGCAAATGGTGATGGAACATTTGGTGCAGTAAAAAGCAATAGTGTCACAGCACTAGCAGGAAATTTACAGCTTTATTCCCAACAATCAGGAAATAGTTACGTTGAGCTAAAACCATTTGGTAATGGAACAGTTGATGTTGCTAATTTTAGAATTACCTCATTAGCAACACCTAATGCTTCTTCAGATGCTGCGACTAAACAATATGTTGACGATGTGGCACAAGGGTTAAATGTCCACGATCCTTGCTATACTGCAACAGGTAATACACTTGCTAACTTAACGGGTGGTGGTACGATTACTTATAATAATGGTACAGGTGGCGTAGGTGCTAATCTTGTTCTATCAGGATCGTATACAAAAAGCTTTACTAGCGCAAACTGTTTTGACGGTAATACAACAGCAACAACTTCATCAAGAATTTTAGTTAAAAATGAAACAACTGCTGCATATAACGGTATATATGTTGTAACAAGTGGAACCGTATTAACACGTGCTGATGATTATAACACTGTTCCTGAAATTGAAGCAGGAGACTTTGTTTTTGTAACAACAGGTGATAATTATGATAACACAGGTTGGGTACAAACATCTATAGTTGCTGTTATTGGAACAGATCCTATTGATTTTGTTCAATTTAGTGGTGCAGGTACTTATCAAGCAGGTGCAGGTTTAACATTAACAGGTACTGTATTTTCAGTAAATGTCGATAATGTAACCACTGAAATTGGTGGCGGTAATGTTATAGTTAAAGCAAATGCGCAATTTACAACACCTAATATTGGAGCAGCTACAGGCACTAGTGTTGATTTAACGGGTAATGTTTTAGCAAATAATTTAAACGCAAACAATAAAGTCACAGCAAATAATATAGATGTTACAACCTTACTTACTACAGGGAATATCACAGTAAATGCTGCGATATTAGGAAATACAGCCAATTTTAGCGGTAACGTAATCCTACCAAATTTAAATGTAAATAGCGCATTAGTTGGTAATGAGGCTAATTTTAGTGGTAATGTTGTTGCTAATAATTTAACTGTTAATTTAGAACTTTCAGGTAATACAGCAAACTTTAGTACAAGTGTACAAACACCATTAATCAAAAATGGTAATAGTAACATAAGTATTGCAGCAAATGGAAATATTCAAGTAGCAGTTAGTGGTGTAGCAAATGTTGTCAATATTTCCAACACAGGTGCTAATTTAACGGGTAACCTATCGGTATCGCAGGAATTAAGTGGCAATACCGCTAATTTTTCAGGTAATGTTATTGTACCTAACTTAACTGTTAATTTAGCACTTGCAGGAAATACAGCTAACTTTAGTGGTAATTTAGTAGCAGCAAACGGTAATCTTGGTAATTTAGTCACGGCAAATTTTGTCGATATAGCTAGTAATTTAATAGCAAATAATGCAAATATAAATTTAGCTTTGTCAGGTAATACAGCTAATTTCAGTGGTAATTTAACATCAGGTAATGCAAACCTAGGTAATTTAGCTACAGCGAATTTTGTCAATATTGCTAGTAATTTAGTAGCGAATAATGCAAACATTAATTTACAATTAAGTGGAAATACTGCAAACTTTACAGGTTTGGTTGATATCTTTAATTTAAATGTTTCTAATACTGCAAACTTGGGAAATATAAGCAATATTACAATTACAGGTGGTAGTAATGGTCAGTTTTTACAAACTAATGGATCAGGCGTTGTAACTTGGGCTACTGTTGATACAAGTATTATAGCTAATGGTAATAGTAATGTTTCAATACCATCTGCTAATGGTAATGTTAATATTAGTTCAGCAGGAAATGCTAATGTAGTTGTTATATCGGGATCAGGCGTTAATATAAGTGGTTATTTAACTGCTACAGGAAATATAAGTGGTAATGTTGGTAGTTTTAGTGGTAATGTAACTGCTCCAAATTTTTATGCTAATTATACAGTACAAGCTGTTGGAAATATAACAGGTGGCAATATTATTTCAAATAGTAATGTTGACACAACAAATCTTAATGCAAACTACATATATTCGAATAATACAGCAAATATTGGCGGTAATTTAAATGCTAATGCTAATGTTAACATTGTAAGTGATTTAAATGCTAACACAGCCAACTTTAGTGGAATTGTTGGATTTACAGGATCTAATGTAAATGTTAGTAATTGGTTAACTGTTGCGAATACTGCAAATGTTGGTAATTTGCGTACTGACAACTTGCTTTATTCCAATGGACAGCCTTGGGATTTACAACAAGCAGCGGGTTCTAATACACAGATTCAATATAATGATGGATCAAATAATTTTGGTGCTAGTGCTAACTTAACTTGGGACTATACAGGTAATGTATTAACCGTTGGTGGAAATGCCAATGTTACAGGTACCACGAAGACATACCAAGAACAGCTTACTTCATTATTATCAACTCAAATTGTTTATGGTAATGGTAGTTCATTTTTAGTAGGTTCTAATAACTTTATATTTAATGATTCTACTAATCAATTTACTGTAAATGGTAACGCACAATTTAACAATGCTAATCTAGGTAATTTAGCTACAGCAAATTTTGTTGATGTAGCTAGTAATTTAGTAGCCAATAATGCTAACATTAATCTAGCACTATCAGGTAATACTGCCAATTTCAGTGGTAATGTCAGTGCAGCTAATGCTAATTTAGGTAATTTGGCTACGGCAAATTTTGTTAGTGTATCTAGTAATTTAGTAGCTAATAATGCAAACATTAATTTAGCTTTGTCAGGTAATACAGCTAATTTCAGTGGTAATTTATCAGCAGCAAATGCCAATCTAGGTAATTTAGCGATAGCAAATTTTGTTAATGTTGCATCAAATGTTGTTTCAAATAATTTATCAGTTAACCTAGCATTAACAGGAAATACAGCTAATTTTAGCGGAAACTTAGTTTCAGGTAATGCTAATCTTGGTAATTTAGCAGAAGCAAGTTTTGTTAATGTTGGTGGTACAACACTTACAAATAATCTTACAATAAACTTAGAATTATCAGGTAATACAGCCAACTTTAGTGGCACAGTTGTAGTACCAAACTTAACTGTAAATAACAATATTGCGGGTAATACAGCAAACTTCACAGGAAACATAAGTGCTGCTAATGCTAACCTAGGTAATTTAGTAACAGCCAATTTTGTTAATGTTTCAACTAGTTTAGTTACAAATAATGCTAATATTAATGTAGAACTTGCAGGAAATACCGCAAACTTTACAGGAAATATAAGTGCTGCTAACGCTAATCTTGGTAATTTAGCTACTGCAAATTTTGTTAACATATCTAGTAACTTGGTTGCAAATAATGCTAATATTAATTTGGCTTTATCAGGTAATACAGCTAACTTTAGTGGCAATCTTCTTGCAAATAATATTACTGCAAATTATAAAGTAGATATTGGTAATACTGAAGTAACATGGTCAACAGTAACTACATTGTCTGTTACAGCTAATCAAACTATAGCTCAATTTCCAATAAGTAGTGGATTTACAGGAGTTCAATTTTTAGTTAAATCGGTCGATTCTACAGGTTCAAAATATAGTATAGCTACAGTACAAGCTGTTTGTGATGGTTCATCCGTAGATTATACAATTTTTGGTGGAGTAGGGTTAGGTGGTCAAACAGGTTCATTGGCAGTAAATATTTCCAATAGTAATATTGCCTTACAAGTTACGCCATCAAGTAGTAATTCAACTGTTTGGACTACTCAGTACAGATTAGTATGATTTATTATGCTAAATATTTTAGTACTAGTGAGATCCTATGGCAATAAAACCACTCAATTCAATAGTGGGGTATTCGGTTGGTGGTAACACCGTTTCTAATATAATTTTAGCAAACGGTGATATCACCACAAATAATATTACAGCAACAGGAATAACCAATTTAGGAAATGTTGGCAATGTCGTTATAACAGGTGGCAGCGCAAATTATATCCTAAAAACTGATGGAACAGGTAATTTATCATGGACTGCTCCTGCTTCTACTTTAACTGTGTACGAAAGTAACGCTAATGCAGGTAATATTTCTAATACCACAGCAAATGTTTCGGGATTATTGTTTGATAAAGATTCAGGATTCTCTGTATCAAATGTTGGAAGTGGTAATGTTTTAATATCATTGGGTAGTACATTTAAAACATGGGTGGTTACAGGACAGCCAAATCTTGTTGCACAAGCTGAAGATACTGTTCAATTTATCGCAGGTAACAATCTTGTTATAACAACAAGTAATACACCTAATCCACCTTCGCAACTTTACAAATATATTCGTTTTGATGCTGATGTACAATATGTAAGTAATGGTAATAGTAACATTGCTATTCCTTCTGCTAACGGTAATGTTAATATTTCAGCAGTAGGTAACGCTAACGTTTTAGTTGTTACAGGAACAGGTGTCAATGTTGCAGGTACAGCCAACATATCAGGTAATGCCAATGTAGGAAATATTGGAGCTACAAATGGTATATTTACCACAGTTGCAGGAACATTGACAACTGCATCACAGCCAAATATTACTTCAGTTGGAACTTTATCATCATTATCAGTTAGTGGTAATACAACAAGTGGCAATTTTATAGGAACATTTGCTAACGGAAATAGTAATATTGCAATACCATCTGCAAATGGTAATATAAATTTTAGTGCAGCAGGAAATGCTAATGTTTTAGTAATTTCAGGCACAGGGATTAACGTAAATGGTGACAGTTTAATTACGGGAAATTTAACTGTTGATGGAAATATTACTTATTTAAACATAGATACATTAGCGGTAGAAGACCCAATAATTCAATTACAAACAGGGGCAAATGGTGCTGCTCCTACTAGTAATTCAGGAAAAGATGTTGGTACAGGATTAAATTATTATGATACGCAAGCTCGTATTGCTTTTATGGGTTGGGATGTAAGCAATGCAGAATTTGGTATGGCATCCCAAGCTAGTATATCAAGTGAAATTGTAACATTTAGTACATATGGTAATTTACGTTTAGGTAATTTGATAGGTGCGGTAGCTAATGGCAACAGTAATTTCAATATACCTGCAGCTAATGGGAATATTAATTTAAGCGTAGCAGGTAATTCTAATGTACTAGTAGTTACAGGAACAGGTATTAATGTTTCAGGTACATTAAATGCAACAGGTAATGCCAATGTAGGTAATATAGGCGTACAACTTGTCACGGCTAATTCACTGATTTCAAATAGATCAAATGTTTCAGTTACAACCAATACCCTATTAGATGAGTTCCCCCCTTCCACATATAGAACAGCTAAATATACTATAAGTGCGTCAAGTGATAATGGGTATCAGTCAGTTGAAACACTATTAGTGCATGATGGTACGAATTCATATATAACAGTTTATGGAAGTATTTGTAGTAACGTTTCAAGCGACATTCTTGATATCAGTAGTAACATAAATGGCACATCAGGAAATGTCACATTGTATGCTACATCAGTTAGTGCAAATACTTTAGTAAAGGTAATAACTATGTATTTAAAAACATAAGCACTACAAAGATTAAAACAGGGAATATGGAACTGTGGCACTAAAAAACTTTAACGTTAAAAACGGATTAACTACGGGTAATATTACCCTCACTGCAAGCAATAGTAACATTGCAGCACATACTTATTTTGGAAATATTGTTGTAAATAGTTCTGCAAATTTAGGTAATGTAGGTAATGTTATCATTACAGGTGGCAGTAATGGACAAGTCCTTTCTACTAATGGTAGCGGTAATTTAAGTTGGACAACTATTAGCACAAGTTCTATTTCTAATGGAAACAGTAATGTTTCTATACCTGCTGCTAATGGTAATGTTAATATTAGTGCAGCAGGTAATGCCAATATATTAGTAGTTACAGGTACGGGTGTTAATGTTTCGGGTACATTAAATGTAACAGGTAATGCCAATGTAGGTAATATTGGTACAACAGGAATTATCGCTACAGGTGTATCAAATCTTGGAGCAGTTGGTAATGTCATTATCACAGGTGGTAGTAATGGTCAAGTATTAAGCACAAATGGTAGCGGTAATTTAAGTTGGACAACTATTAGCACAAGTTCTATTTCTAATGGAAACAGCAATGTTGCTATACCTGCTGCAAATGGAAATATTAATTTAAGTGTAGCAGGTAATGCTAATGTATTAGTTGTTACAGGAACAGGAGTAAATGTTTCGGGTACATTAAATGTAACAGGTAATGCCAATACAGGTAATTTAGGTGTTTC